TCTTTGCTCGTGTAGTAGAGCTCTTCGAGCCGAAAAAGCGTGCCGAAGTCGTAGCGGTCGTAGTCGGTCTTGACCGCGAGCAGCTGGTCTTTGTATTGCGGGAAGTTGGCGATCAGGTTCCAGCGGTTATCAAGCTCGCGCACCATGCGCCACTGATGCTCTCCGGCGACGCGCGGCTCTTGTACGAGTGACCACGGGTAGACCAGCGTCACGATGGGCTCGCCGGACTTTTCGATCGAGTAGTGCTGCGCTGTGGTGCCATCCTCCATGGGGATGCTGCGAGGCACCTTCATGTCGTCGCCACCGAGAAAATCCCAGCGGTAGTGCGTGCCGCCTAAACCAAAAACGCCGTCGCCTTCCGCGGCCTCCATGTCGAGCGGCGCGGAGTAGCGCTTGTAGAGCGCGTTGATGATCTTGTCGGTGAGGATGCTCTTGGCCCAAGAGCGGTGATCGCTGTTCGAGACGAGCGCTTTGAACGCCGCCGGCTCACCGAGCGCAAGCGAGGTTTGGTGCCGAATGTACGGGCGGATCAAGTTCAGGTGAAAGCGTATGAGCTCCAGTTCGTTGCCTGAAAACCCGATGGTTTGCGTCGCGAAGTCGCGCAGGTCGTCGGGCGTCAAACCATGGTGCGCGGCATAGGCGATGACCCACATCGCGAGCAAGCCGCGGTTACGCGCGCTCTCGAAAAACGCTTCCTCTTTGGCGGCGATCTCCGAGATGAAGTCCGGCCCGACTTTGCGTGCCCAGTAGATCTGGGACGGGTCGATGACCGGCTCTTCATTCGGATCGATAGGACGCAGCGGATCGTCCGCAATGTCGCCGAGCGGCGGTAAACCGGGCAGGCCGTTTTGGAGCTGATCGAATGGAACTACATTTTCGCCTAACACAACACGGCCCGCTCTCATCCCGGAGCGCGGTTACTTCAGATCAAAGCCTCGAGCTCATTCAGCGCCCACGCACTGCTTTTGGTCTTCATGTGCGCGAGCACGCGCTCCGCATCGAGCCTGCCGGCCCACGGAAACAGCAGAACACCGCGACACGCGTCGCAGCGCTTGAAGAATCCGGCCACATCAGAGAACGGCTCCCAGCCGTTCGCCGGCGTGATCTCGTCTTTGCGAGCGCCGGCCTTCTCCTCCCAGCTCACACGTTCGCACGTAGGGCAGCCATGCGGCTGTTTGAGTGAGGTTTTCATGCGCGCAATGAGCTCGTGCGCGTCTTTCAGCGTGGGCGTTGCCATCAGCAGCTCTGCAGCATGATGAACTTCGGCAGCTCGCCCTGCTTTTTGCCCGGCGCATCCGGTTGGATGACGGCCCATGGCGTCGCGAGCGCGCCCACGGCGTTCAAAAAGCTCGCGCGGTTGAGCTCGCTCTGCCAGCCGTTTTGGCCTTCGCACCAGTGGTCACGTGCCCGCACGGGGCCGAGGATATGCACTTCCTTGGCGAGGTCTTCGGACGGCGTGTGCACGGTGATGCGGGCGCCGTCGCGGTCCTCGCGGAAGGTCTGCGCCTCGGTCATGCGCTTACGGCCGTAGCTCTTGCGCACGGCGACGTAGACCACGGTGCTCTTGTTGAGCGCTTCGCAGTTCAAGCGATCGGCGAGGCAGTCGTTCAAGATCTCTTCGGGGAGCTCGGGGTAGAGCTTTCGAAGAAGCACGGCTGCGGCTTCGATCTCCTCGTGCGCGGGAGCGATGAAGCGCGTCAAATACGGCGATTCCATCGGCGGCACGCGATGCGTGACGAAGCCGGCGTCTTTGAGATCTTGCCGGTGCGCGGGGTCTGTGGGGGGCTGTTGCGTGGTTTGCTGTTTGTCTTTTTGGGTCTGAACTTCTGGCACAGTGGCATCTGCTCATCCCGGAGAAATGCCTAAAATCGTGGCTGTGGGGGCTGGATTCGAACCAGCGTTTTCCGGAGTAACAGTCCGGCGTCCAAACCGCCTGGACCGCCCCACAAAAAGGTTACGGGCTCGTATTCACCTTGGCTGTCACGAAGCGCTCGGACTGCGCTTCGGTCTCGCAGGCAATACCTTGGTTGAATGTCATCACGGCCTGACGAATCAGGCGGATGCCGTAGGTTTGATCGGCGCTGCCATCGGTGCAGGCCACGGCCACCTCTGCGAAGTGCTTGGCGGCCTGGCGGAGTGCTAGGTAGCGCTCTTGCTGGCCGGGGCGTGGGCTGTGGTAGACGAACCAGTTATCGAGGTCCACTTGGGTGATCATGTCTGCTCTTTCAAAACGTCGTCGATGTTGGGTTCTGCGAAGCGCTCGGCGAGTGCAGGCGCTTGGGGGGCCGCGTCGGGTTTGACGCGCTCGAAGTAGGCGGTGAGCTCTTCCGCGGGCATCGCATCGTACACCGGCGGCTCGCCCGGATACGTGATGATGGCGTCGCCGTAGTGCACGGCCTTACGCTCTTTGTTCGTCCCCGCGAGGATGTAGCCCACGAGTCTTTCATCTTCATGGTGGGTATCCGGGGCGACCGCGACGTGCGGATGCTTCCCGTCGTAGAAGTCCACCGACACGCGCAGCGGCGCGGCTTGTTTTTCTTGGTACAGGAACGGCATTACCCTCTCCGTTGGGACTGGCCCATGTGCATGGTGATCTTGGTCGCCTCTGCCATGCAGCGGTCGACAGCGTCTTGAACGTCTTGACCGTTGCGCTTGAGGATGCGGCCTTGCTTGACGAGCTCGTCGCGGATCTCATCGCGGTCGCGTAGCGTGTCGCTGCGCAGCACGGAAAGCTCTTCGCGTACGCGCGCGAGCCCCGCGAGCGCAGTCTCCGCGGTTTCGCGCGCTTCGAAGTCAGCGACCAAATCCGGTCGTCTCTTGGGATTTTTTCGGCCGTGCTCCACGCCGAAGTAGTAGGCGAAGAGGCCGAGAACGACGGTCGCGAAGGTCTGAAGGATCAGGTGGTCTGCTGGCATGGTCATCTGCGGCCTCGGCCGCCGTCGAACACTCTCAAACGCCCCCGCTGATGGATGCCGTGCGCCGCGTTTTGAGCCTGCTCGAGTGCGAGCTCGTGGGCAGGCTTGGGCTGCCATGGCAGACGAGGGATGACGGTGGCGCCGGCTGGAAACTCACGCAGGATGTGCTCGGGGGGGTGAGGCCGAGCGTTTGTATACTGCTCCACCTTCCGCACCATGTAAACGAGCGCCGATGCAAGGTCAAAGTGACCGTAGACATCGTGCTCGGCGAGTTTTCCGCGTTTGTCGCGTTTGGCCGAGTGTACGTGGTCGATGACCGCACCCGCGTTGGGCGCAAACCACATCCGGCCCTCCCCGAGCCAGTTGCGGACGTTGCGGATCATGGTGGTGAGCTCTTCTTTGGTGGTTGCCAAAAACTCTAGGCCGTAGTGCTCGTCGATGTCCCGAATCAGCTGCTTGTCAACGTCACTGACGCGCGCGGCAGGGTTCAGGTGAAAGCCCTGGCGGTCGTAGTACGGCGTGATCGCGCCGGGGATGGGCTTCACGATCCAGTCGCCGGGGCGCCGCTCGCTGGTCGAGCGCTCGAGCAGCGGCGTCGTCGCCATGCAATGCAGCTCGGGTGCTAGCTTCGCGTACTTGTCGCCGTATAGAAGATCACGCCATCCGGCATGCACCCCGTCGTGCTGGAGAGGAATTCGCCGCATGCGCACGTCTGGCCAACGGCCCCAGAGCACAAACTCACGAGCCGCGCACACTGCCGACACTTCCATCGAACCAGCGTTGGACTTCGCCCAGCTGTCGAGGATGAGGAGTCGGTCGTTGTCGAAGTCATATTCGCCCCAAATTAGGCCGAATAAGTGCACTTGGCCAGGGTCTGCGGCGGTGAACCCGTAGGCGTGCTTGGGCCTCTCGAACTGGCGCACGTGGAGCTCGTGGTTGAACTCCGGAAACGCCTGCAGCTTCGGGTCGCCGGCAATGACGTTGAAGTATTCGCGCTCGCAGTTCGGGTTGCCGCGCCCGCCTGCCATGCCGATCCAGTAGTCTTTTTCGCGCCTGGAGAGCCGCGTGTTGTCTTCGATCGTGACTTCGGAAAACGCCTCGCGCCGTTTGGCGTCGGGCATCACGATGCGTTCCCAGTCTGTATCGAGCTCTTCGGGTGCCGAGCTTTCCACCAGCATGCGGGCCCACGGCCGCTGCTGGTACTGATGAATCAGAACGTTTCGAATCGCGTAGTCGAGGTTGCTGATGAACGCGGCCTCGGACACGAGGTCGAGGTCGTTCTCCTGGCCGCGCAACGCGTCTTTATTGACGTCAATACCGGCGAGCGCGAGCCGTGCGCCGCCGGTCGGACCGTCTTCGGGCCAGTACAAACCGGCGGGGAGAATGCCGCGTTTGCCGTGGTAGGTCGGCACGGCGTAGTCGGGCGCCGTGGAGAACGCCTGTGTGACGACCGAGCCCGCGATTTCATCGATATTGCGCTGAAACGCGCTGGTGAGACGCATCTTGGCGGGGCGGCCGTACGTGCGGAAATACCAAACCGCGAACTCGTACGCGACCCACAGGTACAACGTGGTCTTACCGAAGCGCTTGCCGCCGGCGATCACGTACACGAGCGGGATCGACCCGGTCTCGTGGACCTCTTCGAGCTGATCGATCGCGCGCCATGCGTGGATGGCGTTGCGCAACCTCAGCTGGCCTTCGTGCATCAGGCCGCTGAGGTCGCCCGTTTCCCACGCCAGCGCGATGAGCTCGTCGTCCGACAGCTCGCCAAGGTCGGCCGCCGTCAGCTGCTTTTCAAATACAAGCTCGTTGGGATCGCTGTCTACGTCTTCGGGGTACACATGGCTTCAGCTCATCCCGGAGCAGGCCACATCACAACCGGTCAGCTCGCGAGCTTCTCGATCCGGCGCTGCAAAAGCACCTTGGTTTTGAGGTCTTTGAGGATCTCGGCGAACGACTCCGCGCAGCGCTTGCGAAACTCCATCACCGCGCAGTCGTGGTCGACGTAGCCCGTGTGGTGGAGCTCGCTTTCGGCGTCGATCACGCGCAGCCTAAGCTTGTTTTCGACGTTGCTGGGGACGGCGGTGAAGGTGAAAGGCGATCGGACGATCACGTCGCCAACGTTGACCGCCAGGGCGACGGCGGATTTTTGGGTCAGGGCAATGGACATGGGGTTTGTGTCCTGAATGACTGCGGGGTTATGGATGGATTGTACTGTGTTAGCGCCGCACCGTCAGACCCATTCGCGGGTCGATCAGCTGGCGCCGGACATCGGTGTAGCCGTTGGTCTCCGGGTCGAACTTCAGCGCTTCCACGGGCATCGCCTTTTGCGCGATCGCACGCGCTTCGGTGTAGTCCTCTTCGCGCGCCTCGTTCACCATCCCGCAGATTTCCTTATGCAACAGTGTTGCAAAATGGGCTGAGAACACCCAGAAGAACGCGAGCAAAAAGGCGATCCCGCCGAGGCTGGGCCAGGGATCGGACGGGCGCATGTTGTGAACGAAGAGCCAGCAGAACGCGCCGAAGTGGAGCCAGAACAGCAGTCGCCATAGGCCGTTACGCACACCCATGAGGTCGATCCTTTCGACGTGCTCGGGCGGGAATGGGATGGGCGGGGACATGGGCTTTGGGTTGGGCAACCGCGTCGCAGCTGCATTCCGGGTGCAGACACTCGCCGGTCCCATCTCGGTGCATTATGCACAGGTGGTGGCATGCCGCACACTCGTCTTTGGGGTTGAGGTTGTTGACCCGCGGTTTGACGCCCGCGCGCGCCATGACCCGCTCGACCACGCCCGTGGAGACCCCAAGCTTCTTGGCGACTTTGCGCCGCGAAGAGAGTTTGCCGTACCAGCGCCGCACGGCGCTCACGAGCTTGGGGTCGTAGATGACGCGCCTGCCCATCACGCCGCCTTGTCTGTCCCGCACAACGGGCATTTGTGGGGCTTGCGCGGATGCTCTTCGGCACGCACGGCAGGGTAGTTCTCCCAGCGTTTGAGCAGTGCGTTGGCGCGCGCGAGCACACTCTCTGTAGTCCAGCGGCGCGGGCGACCGCGCCCGTCGTGGGGCTTGCGCTGATCCTTGGCGTCGCCGAGCTCCATGCGGCGCAGCGAGCACGGCTGCAAATCCAGGATGCCAGCGAGCTCGACCTGTGTGAGCTTCAGCCGGCGGCGGAGCACGCGCAGATCGCGCAGGGTTTTGATCGCGTCTTCGGGCAATGCGTCCATGGGGTTTGTGGACCTTTGTTTGCGAGCAAGTGGCTAGGGTTTGGTTGTAGCTCCGGCCGAGGCCGTATCGATCGCGTCGAGCTCTTCGAGGTGCTTCCAGGCTAAGTCCGAAGCCGTTTCACGCGTCACCCTGCCGGTGATCGCGTGGAGAATGAACACCGGATCGCCAGCGAGACGCAGCACTTCTTGCCGCGAGAAACCGCCCTCCGCGAGCAGTTTGCCCACGTACATCCCGAGCTGCAGCGTGGCCGTGCTGTCAGTCCACATCCGCGACAGCATCGTTTCGACAATCTCTTCGCCCGTGAGCTGAAGCCAGAACGTTTTGTGCTCCGCGCGCAGCTCGGTCATCGCGTTCTTCGCGCCTGCGTAGTCTTTGTAATGCAAGCCACGAATGACTACCGCAAACTCGCTTTCCGCCCTCATTTTCTGGCGATTTTCGTGACACGTCGCGAGGTTTGCGTCGAACCATGCGCGCCAATTCTTTAGGTCTTCGTGTATGCTTTCCAGGGTGGGGTGCGGGCTTTGTCGTTCCGATGCCGCTGCGATCAGCGCGTCGATGTCGAGCTCACCGGCGAGCACTTGGCCGAGCTCATCTTGCGACAGTTCGAGAAGTTCAGGGGCTGCCGCTTCTTTGTTTTCTAGGTCGGTCATCGCGTTTTCTTTTCGCACGAGCACTGGCACTGGCGGTCGGAATTTGCGGCAAGCGTGCCGAGCACGCCGCCGAGCATGCCGATCAACGCGAGCGCGATCCAGAAGAGGCCGAAGCCGTTTCGATCAACAAAAGTCCAGAAGTTCATGTCAAAACCCGAGCGCTTCGCGCTCGTCCTCGGTGAGTTTGGCGAGTGCTTCTTGCTTCAAGCGCGCGCGGCGCTTGGCGTCGTCTTCTTTGTGTTTGTTCCACCATTCCACGAACCCGGGAACCTTATGGGCCGTGCTGGATGGGATGAGCTTGATGAGTGCACAAAGCATGCGCGTGAGCTCGTTACGCTCGGCGATCAGCGCCCTCAGCTCGTGTTCGTCTTCAGCTCTCGTGTCTACGGTACAGGGCATGTCAAAACCTCAGCAGGTTCTTCGAGCATTTTTGGCAGAGAAAACAGCTACCCACATTCGGATCGCTCCACTTGCAGGCCTCGGTTTTGGGCAGCGTGGTCTTGCATTGGAAGCAGATGACCTGCACCGGCGGCTTCTTGGTTTTGGTCATCGTTTTTCCGCCAACTGCTCGGCCAGACGCTTCGTTTCGCCGGTCACGTAGGCTCGATCGCGGTAGATTTGGCCAGCGCTCACGCCGTATCTCAGCATGCCCGGCACGAGATCCCACGCGTGCGAGCAGTCGAAGCCGATCCACCAAACATCATCGGGTTCGCCGGGCTTGGGCACGTGGCAAATCTCGCCCTGACACGCTTCGGCGTACGTCACACCGCCGTGCACGTCGACCTGGATGTCGTCCATCGATTTGCCGTGATAGGGATGGCCGGGCGGCACCGCGGCGTAGCCGCACCATGCGCCCAACGGCCCGCGACGAAGTATGCAGGGTAAGCCGGCGTGCTCAAACTCCACACGATCGGGTTCAGTCTTCCAGGATTCGCGGGTCATCGCTTGTTCGGTTTCCAGTTGTATTTGTGGTCGACTGGCGTCTTTCGCCGTGAGCTTGCCGATGTTTCGCGTGGACCAAAACACCAGAAACCCGCCCACAAGCACCATACCGATCATCAATCCCAGCAATCCCAGCAATCCCAGCAATTCGATGTCCATGATTGCAGCTCCTATAAGCCCGTTAGGGTGGTTCAGTGCGGAAGCGCGTCCTCTTCGTCGTCTTCAACGGGCGCCCCCCTCGAGGCCCCCCTCGCGCGCGCAATACCCGCCCTCGCGATCAGCTTCTCGCGTGCACGCCGCATCTCCTCGCGGCCGAGGAGTAGGGCGAGCTCGTCGTCGGTCGGCTCCGGCTCTGCGCCCTCCACAGCCTCGACAGGCTCGGACGGCTTCGACTTCCCGCTTCGCAGCAGAAAGAGCGTGACACCGGCCACTACTGCGATTCCAAGTATTGTTTGAAAGTCCATATTGTCGCTACCCTTCCCTCGTTACGCTGCGGCGCGCGAGCGCCGGTCAAGAACCTTTGGTCTTCGTGTAGTTACGCTCCGAGCCTCGAAACCGCTTGAACTTCAAAACAGCCTCCAGACGTCTCGGCCGAGTATGTAGAGGGCCAGGCCGAACAGGCCGAGATTGCAGATGGTGCGCACTGGCCTCGAGAGCGCCGTGGGCACGCGCTTTCCAACCACCGTCTCCCACGTGCACCCAAGCATGTCCGCGCCGTCGAGCCCGGGGATAGGCATGAGGTTCATGAGTCCGATGCCCACTGAGAGTGCGCACGTGTACACGGGCACCACAGGCCATCCGTATTCGCGCAACGCGTCGTAGATGATGCTGCCGGCGGCCACGGGGCCCGCAAGCGCGTCCAGGTTAGGGTGCGCCATGAAGTTCAGCTGAATCTCAACGGAGTCACGGGCTGCCGGCCCAAAGAGCCCGGCAAACTCTCTCCACGCCCCGTCTGGCCCAAAGAAGTAGAGCCAAACACCGAAGAAGAACGCGCCAACCACCGGAAGCAGAAGGTTCATCAGCGGGCCAGCGGCGGAGACGCAGAAGCGTTGCCATGCGGGCTTATTTTCCAGCAGGTCTGACGGCAGCTCGCCCTCTTCAGCTTCTTCATCGGTCGAGGTTGCGAACTGCACAAACCCACCGAGCGGCAAGATGCCAACCTCGAACGGAACGCCAAGACCTCGCCGGATCCTAACCACGGGCAGACCCATGCTGAAACCAAGTCCGATGCGACGTGCCTTGGCGCCCACTATCAGGCCCACAGCGAAGTGCCCGAGCTCGTGCACCATCACGATCGCGGTCAGCATCATCACGATAATAAAAATGGCCAGTGTAGAACTCACGGCTTAACCTCCAAACCTAGAAACCGCTTCAATCACTGCCGCCGCAACTTCCGCCGCCGTCCGAGCTCGAACCGCTGTCGTACGAGCTGCTGCTGTCACAGCTCGAAGAGCCGCTGTCGTACGAGCTCGAGCTTCCGGAGTCCCAGTTGCCCGATGCGCCTGCGCCGCCGAAGTGGCCGCCGTGTCCGGAGTACGAGCTGTGCGACGGCTCAGGCGCGGAGTAGGGCGTGCTCGCGCCGCGGTCATCGGCGGGGAACAGTGCGCCCGGAGACGGCGTCCAGCCGTCGCTCTCGACGGCTTTGCGCTGCCGCTCCGCCCAGCTGTCCGGCCGGCGACGGCTCTCTTTGAACACGCCTGTCTTTGGATCGCGTGCAAGGCGCGCGATGGGCTCAGGCTTCGCGCGCACGCGCTGATGCGCATCGACCAACGTCTGCAGCAAGTCGCGGTATTCCCCGCGCAAATTGCGCAGCTGGTTCTGAAGGATTTTCCGTTTGGAGAGCTGCCAAAACCGCGTAGCGAGCAACTCGGACCACACGCCGAGGCCGCGCTGGTAGCGGTCGATCAGCACAGAGCTTTCCATGCGGAAGTCGATTTCGAACAGTCCAAACGGGACAAGATCGTAGCCCCAGTCGCGGGGGTTGAGTCGGTTTTCACGAGGTGGCATGGGTGAGTCCTTTCGCCTACTTGGTTGCGGAATCTACAAAACGCTTGAAGAGCTCGCGCGCCGCTTCCAGCTCGCGCCAAGCTCGGTTTATGGCGTAGAACGCGTCGAACGGCGGCGGCGTCGAATGCGAACGCACGACACCGCTTAGCAAGCTCAAGCGGTTCATGAGCTTGTCGATTTCGGCCAAGATTTCCGCATCGCTCATGTCGAACCTCGAAACGGGCTGAGCTTTTGCTGGGCTTCGTCGGCGGTCATGAAGGCGAGGGTGGCCACTTCTTCCGGAAGCTCGCCGATCGTATCGCGCCAATCTTCGCCGCAGTCGAGGCGCCAGGCGATGGGTGCACCCTCGCGACGCTTCGTGATCTCGTCGAGCATTGCTGCACAGCGCAGGCAGTGTTTGAAGCGGTCTGGCTCGTGCGTGTAGCCCACGGCAAAGCTCGACTGGTACACGTCACCCTTGCGGATGGTCTCCAAGCACGCGCAGCACTGGTGCTCTTTACGAGCACGGTGTCGCCTGTGCTCAAGCACGTCGTACGTATAATCGGCTTCGCGGTCGTCACACATCGGGTTTGCTCTCCGGGTGCCAGGCGTTTGCACGCAGGTGCCACTTGCCGCACTGCTTGCACTTTTTGCATTCGGCGCCGGGTTTGGCGCTAAGCTCGCGGCCCTCGTCAGAGAAGAGCGCGTCGTACGCGGTGTTGTACGCCTTCTCTTTGCAGGCGTCAGACATCGGAGACCTCTTCACGCAGCGCGGCCATAACGTCGATCAGCGCCGGATAGCAGAACACGGTCGGACGAGCTCCCATGAGCTCGCAACGCTTCCCATCGTACTTCTGGCACCGCTCCTCGGTGCACACGGGGACGTATTCACCGTCGAGGTCCGGCTGTGCGCCGTCTTTGATGACGACTCGCTCGAGATAACGCCTGAACTCAGACATCGGACTTCTCCGGTGTGCGTTTCTTCGTCCAGGTGACAACCGTTTTGGTCACCTGCTCTTCGTGACGCTCCACTTCCACCGGATCGCCGTAGGCGTCGTACTCGTGCTCCTGGTTCTCGGTGAGACCGTGGTCCCAACTTTTCATCCAATAGCGCCCGGTGGAAACGCAGTAGAAGAACTCGTCGATCCTGCGAAACCAGCGCCGGTCGTGATGCTCGCGCTGATCCACGTGCTTGAACGTGAAACCGTCTTCAGACTCCTCCTCGAAATCGTACTCACCCTCAGAGATGAGCTTTTTGAGAGCTTCGAATTCCGCTTCTGGGATTTGTTCTTCTGACACGCGTGCTCACTTTCTGGTTTACATAATGTTAATTATCGGCCGAAGGACATGGGTTCAGCTGTGCTTCTCGGGCGCCTCGTGCCAGCGCGTTAGCGTGCGGATTTTATCCGACTTGCGATGCGCAATGCGCTCCCAGTCGAGCCCGAGCTCCGCGGCTACGAAGTGGATAGCCGCGAGCACGTCGCCCATTTCGTCCTCTAAACGCGCTGCCATCGAGCCCTTCCCATCCGGATGCTCGTCGGTCTCCATGAACGCCGACTTCTTGGCCGCGATCTGTGTGAGCTCGCCGCACTCTTCCATCAGCTTCGTCAAACCATCGCGATCCATCATGGCGTTGGGTCCTTTCTGACTTGCTCTTCAAGCGCGCCGAGGCGCAATGCGGTAGCGAGCTTGCCGAGGTCGAGATGCGGCGAAAACACCTTCTGCCCGAGGTAGCGAAACTTCTCGCGCCGCTCGTGCTCTTCCCAGGCGCTGATGGCGGCGAAGACGGTCTGCACCACCTCGTTCTCCACCGCGTACTCGGACAGGCGCCATTTGCGCCCGTTTTGCGGCGATGCTTCGCCCGTCTGCGCGTCTTCGCGCCACGCGGACACGCGCACGTAGCCCGCGCCACCGTCGCCCGACAAAAGCTCGATGGTGAGCCCTGGGTAGTCGATGCGCTTGAGGATGGCCTGCGCTTCTCGGTGGTTCATCACATCACCTCCACAACGACAAACGTGGGCTCATCACTCGGCGGCGCCGCTTTGGCCAGCTCGGGCTTCGAATACAGTCTGGCCATAGCGTATTTGGCACCGGGCACGGCCGAATGGTCGGAAGTCGTCCACTCCAGCACGGCTGGGTCAGCTTCAAGCCGGCGCACGCGAAACAGTCTGAAGGGCGACCCCAGGTGATTGATCCAGGCTTGCGCGTGTTTCATTTCAAAGAACAAGCACACGCCGCTGTAGTCGCTGTCTACATGGCGCATCTGTGTCGTGGCCCCGAACACCTCGAAGTGCTCAGCCTTCTCGCTGGGCTCGGGTGCGAGCTCGCAACGCGGACAGCGCGGCGTTTGAAAGAGTGCGATCATCAGCGTCATGCACTTGGGGCAGCTGGTCATCGGTACATTCTCCGCGCATGCCGGCGCACGCTCTCGTCGCTCAGTGCATGGTGGCCAACCTTCTCGACGAACAGCGCAAAGTCCTTCTGCATCTGCGCCGAGCTCGGCAGCTTACTGTAGTCCTTTTCCCTGCCGCCGTCCTCGGCGTCCACGACGGGCGCACAGCGTATCGCTTCGCGATGGTACTCCTGGTACCAGCCCACGGGGAACGGCAGTCGCTTGCGTTCCGCTTCGGGTTCGATGGTCACTTCCAACGTGGTGTGTTGTTTGCCCATGTTATTTCCCCGCGTAGAGGGCCACCAGCAGCAGCGGCAGCGCCCAAAGGTTTTCGATGACAATGCCAGGGTGAAAACCCATGGCAAGCGGCAGCGGAATGGCGAGCACGATCCCGAGTAGCACCGCGTTACGTTTCTCGCGGTTTCGTGCTGGGCCCGGAGGCGTCGGGGGTCGGGACACGTCAGCGGCCCTTCCCGTTGTCGCCGTCGTCCGATCGCAAACTCTTGATGAACATATAACCCGCAACGAAAATGGCGAGCCCAAGCAGAGCCTTGAGCCCGAAGCTGATGGCGTCACCGAGATAGTACATGGCCATCACGGCCAAGCCTCCGGCGATGAGCAACTGCACGATGTCGAACGTTGAACGCATCGCGCCCTGCAGGCTGACCGTCGAGTCGTTGGTGGTAACCTCTTCGATCTTCACTTTACGCACGTAGCGCTCTGCCGTTGCGCGCGGCTCGCGCCGCTCAGGCAAAAACGTGGTGCGCCGCAACGTCCTGTTGCCGCCCTGCTCCCGATACTCTTCCATCGGAAAGGACTGCGACACGCGATCTTCAACGTCGTCGTCGTTGCTGAATCTGAACTTGAGTCTGGTTGGCATTGGTTTATCCGTGGATGAAGGTGTGAAGTACGAAAAGTGCGAAGCACGCGAGCGCGAAGTACACCACAATCTCAGCGTTGCTCTGCGTGCGCCATCCGCGTGGGTGGTTAACCTTGTCGGCCCAGCGGTTGATCTCAGTGCGAGACGGGGCCGTCTGGCGCTGACCTACAAACTCTTTGAACCGAAGCCGAAGCTCTGAGTCCGTGAACCCACGACTGCAGCGCTCCCAGAAATACTCCCACTCATTGGTGAACGGATACTGCGAGTGCTGGCGCCCGTTGCACCCTTCCCGGAGCGCGGGTTCGGGCGCCAGCACTTCAACCTCAATCTTTTGCTTCGCCATCTTGGGGGGTGGGTTTGGCGGGCAACGGATCGAGGGTGAGGTCGTCTTCTTCGGCGGTCAACTCGGCACGAGCCACCGCTTCTCGACGAAGCTTCCGGATAAGACCTTGCGCAACAGCAAGATCTTCGATGCCAGCCTCAAACATCGCGCCGCCCGGACGAAACAGCTTGTCGATCTTCTTGTCCCTAAAATCAGCCATGAATGCCTCTGCGTTTGTTGCCTTCGTGAGTCATAGCGATGCAGGCCATCCAGACGAGGGTCGCCGCCATGATCCAACAGTACTCGCACCCCTCGGAGATACCGGAGAAGCCCAAGAAGTGATCGGGGTTGGCCTGCAAATCGAGCACGATGAGCGCCAGGTCGAGCGCGACCGCGGTCACCGCCTGCATTTGCAGCGAGTGCGTCGGGGGCGCCCTCACGGCTTCACCGTTCCAAGGCGTCGAAGGTTTCGAAATTTCTTCACGACTTTGACGGCGACGATCGTCGCGGGGATCAATACGACTGCTGCAATGGGATCGCCGTCAAGCGCCAGCGGACCGCAAAGGTAGAACACAAGCCCCACCATCGCCGATTGGAAAATCAGCGACTTCACGGTTTTCTCCGTGTTTCACCGCGTAGGATCGCGCTGTTGGCCTTGATGATCGGCGCGTTTCTCAGCGCTGCCAGCACGCCCATGATAATGATCACCGGGGCGATGGGATTGCCATTCATCAGGTATGGAATGCTGATGATGGGCGCTCCGATGAACACCACTTGCAGCACAAGACTCATCCACAAAGGTAAACGCATGTGTCACCTGTTGAACTGTAGACCTCGGGTTACCGATGCATGACGCGATGCGCGCCACCCAGGTTCGGCATTGAAAAACTCGCGTCTTCGAGCGCGCCTGACTTGGTCGCAACGACCCAGCCAATCGCCAACACGATCGCAAAGACGATCACTCCACGCATGGGCGTCTCTCCTGTGGCTCATCGCCAGCTTTTGAGATGTGCAACTCCAAAGCAGGCGAATCGACTACCGCGTACCTAACACGGCTCGGATTATCGTCAAGCCGGACGGGTTAAAAAGTTCGTCACCAGGCACTCGCTCCGTGAAGAGGGCGCCGAAGTTGCACCTTGGCACCAGCGAGACCTGGCAACGAACCGACTACTGCCTACCACCTCGCACACGACTTGTCATTCGTCTTTGCGGCGCTCGCGCATTGACGAAAGGCTAAGCCCGCAGCAGCTGACCACGGCCAGGATGACTGAGCCCACGATCACGAGCCCGCCCGCAGCCGGATCAACGATCCCGGCCCAAACGATCCGCAGACCCAAAACAAAACCAACCAAGCAAACGACCAAAAGAACGCGCTCGATGAGAACGTCGGGAGGCGCAGGCTTACGTGAGCTCATGGATTTTCCTTGCATTGCGATAACGGTCGCTTGACGCGGCTCTGACATGCGGGCAACGTACGCGCAACGTGTTTGGTCATGGTGGCCAAGCGCGGGCACTCCGCGACGGTGGGCTCGACATCCGTGAGCGCATCTACAAGTCGGTTCTATCGAAACCGTCGCGGAGTGCTTCAGCGTTGGGCTACCCCACCCTTCGAGCAGAACCATGGACAAGACTCTGTTTGCAACGCAGCGCGGCAAACTCGTGCCGCCGGCGGATACTAAGAACGCAGCAGGCGGTCGCGCCTATTCGCGCAGCCCGAAAGAGGCGCTCGCCCAGTACGCCGCAACCGGCATGTTCGGCGACACGTTCTATGCCGACGCCGAAGAGCAGCTTACTGAGGTGCTCAAACTCGCGGAGCGATGCAGCACCCAGTACATCCTGAAGTGCGCCGTCTACGCGCGCGAAGCCGGCTGGCTCAAGGATATGCCGGCGGTCCTGCTGGCCGTCGCCTCGTCGCGCTTGAGGGGCGGCATCGTCGGCAGCGGCCCTGACTACTTCCCCGATCGGGAGGCGTTCGCCGAGGCGTTTAGGCGCATCGTCGATAACGGCAAGATGCTCCGCAATTTCTTCCAGGTGTCGCGCTCGGGCGTCACCGGGCGCAAGAGCTTGCCGCACATCGCGCGCCGGCTGGTGCGTGAGTGGCTCAATAAGCGTCGCAGCTCGCAGTTGATGCGCGACCAGATCGGCGAGAGCCCATCGCTTGCGGACGTCATCAAAGCACTGCACCCGAAGCCCGTGCACGATGAGCAGCGCGCGATGTTTGGGTACCTCACGGGGCCAGTGAGCAAGAAGACCAAGCTCGGCAACGTGATGGAGCGCTACGACCCGGACAAGCTCTATCAGCTCGTGAAACAGTACGAAGCGTTCAAGCTGGCCGAGGCGTCCGAGCGCGAGGTGCCCGAGGTCGACTTTCGGCTCCTGGACTCGCTGACGCTGTCCGATGCCGAGTGGCGCACCGTGTTCAAACGTGCGGAGTGGCAGTTCACGCGCATGAACTTGAACACGGCTTTGAGGCACAACGTGCTCAAAGACTCGGAGATGCTGAAGCTCATCACCGATCGCATCGGCAACCGCGAGCAAGTGCGCGCGTCGCGCAATTTCCCTTACCAGCTTCTGCAAGCCTGGCGGAACATCGACAAGGACATGCCGGTCGAGATCAAGTTCGCGCTCCAGGATGCGATGGAGCATGCGACCGAGAACGTGCCGGAGATCCCGGGCAACATCGTCATTGCGCTCGACATCTCGGGTTCGATGCAAATCGAGTTCATGAAGCGTAAAGACGGTAAGCCGTCGCTCATCTCCGCGCTCGACGTGGCGGCACTCTTTGCCGCGGTGCTGATGCGCAAAAACCCACGAGCGATCCTCTTGCCGTTCCACCAGATGCTCATTCCGCATCACGGGCTCAACCCGCGCGACACGATCACCACGCTGATCGACAACATTAAGCGCTTGCCCTCGGGTGGCACGGATTGTTCCTTGCCGCTTTTGTGGCTCAACGGCATCAACGACAAGCGGCAAGCGATCACCGGCATCGACACGGTCATCTACCTGTCTGACTATGAGTCGTGGGCCGATCAGCTGGAAAACCAGCGCATGCCGGGCACGGGGATGATGGAGCAGTGGCAGATGCTCAAGCAGCGCAACCCCAAGGCGAAGCTCGTCTGCATCGACATGACGCCGAAGCCGCACCAGCAAGCGACGAACGGAGAAGACCGTTTGAACGTCGGCGGGTTCAACGATCAGGTATTCAAAGTGGTCGCGGAGTTCTTGAAGACCGGAAGCGGAAGCGCTTTCGTCGACAAGATCGAGTCACTCGACTTGACGCAAGCGAAAAACACCGCTAGCTAATTACGCGGGCAGATGCTCGACGGGATTCCATCTAATCGCAATTGAAGGTCTCGTCATCACCTCGCTGCCCGTTACTTTTCTGACGTCCTCAGATGCGAAAGGCACTTCATCTCCCGCTACAAACCTATGGGAGATTAGCTCAGTGGTAGAGCGCCGGCCGACAGGCTGGAGGTCGTTGGTTCGACTCCAACATTTTTGTCTTTCACCTACTCGCTGAGGACGTTGTTTCTTTTCTGTCGCCAGATGCCGAGGGCTTTACATCCGCTTTTAACGGGGTGGTCGCAGGTTCGAGTCCTGCCGTTCTGGGAAACCAGGACGTAGCTCAGTTGGTAGAGCGCCTAAGTTGAGTCCTCATTACTCGCTGGCGACGTTTTTCATGTCCACAGATGCACATCGGCGCTCCTTCTCGCAAAGAACACGTTCGAACCGTGTAACCAGCCCGGTCGGCGGGCATGCGTCGTTACCCAATCGCTGTGGACGCTGTTTCTGAAGTGTCACTCGCACAACTCCGCCAGAATGGTTCTGGTTGGGTCGTGCCGCCATCAGCATACTGGGGTGCCACTTCGGAGTTGTTGGGTCACGGATGCTAGACGCAGTACATCTAGGAAGCTTGAGGTCGTTGGTTTGAATCCAACCGCCCCGACCTACGCGGGGCGTAGCGCAGTCTGACAGCGCGCAAGCTTTGATCTGTGTCGCCACCTCGCCGTGACCGCTGTTTTTGAAAGGAATCGACTATGCCAAAGGGCCAGATGCAGATGACGGGTGAGCAGCGCGCGGTCAAAGACGCGCAACAGCTCGCCGAAACGTTCGCCAATCGCTTCAGCAAGAAGCTCGACGTGCTGAAGAACGCTTCGCTGACCAAAGACCTGCGCGCGAACCTGCGCTCGTTCCAGGGCGCAGCGTCGAAACAGCTCAAAGAGCTCAGCAAAGACGCCGCGAGCCGCGGCCCCAAAAAGCCGAAGCCTGCGCCGACATCGAAACCCAAGAAATCGACCTACGCCAAGCGCAAGGGCTGATATGCGCCTCACGCTCACGGACATGCGCACGGAGCTCGCGGACCGCCCCGAGTTCGGTAAGCGCGAAGCTGCATCGTAACCCCGTACCAGAGGACAAAGCTATGTGCTGGGAAGCAGGACTGAGTCACAACATTTTACCCGAGTCGCTACGCCGCATGCGTGAGCGCCAGCGTGATCACGACGAAGCGCAGCAAGCCGCGCTGAACGAAGGCGACTTCATCCAACAGGCTGACAGCGGCGTCACGTTCTCGTACCGCATCGTCTACTTCGACATGGCGGAGTTCGATGCGCGCTGGGAAAAAGCTAAGCGCGAAGTAGCCAAGGACCGTGCACGGCACGCGGAGTCTGCGCGACAGGCCAGGCTTGCCAAGCAGCGTGCGGATGCATTCCTGTTCGACCTCGACACTGAGATGTCCGCGACGGTGCCGCTTGCTCCGAGGTCGCTGCAGCCGCGTGATCGGCCGATGACCCGTCAGCCCGAGCGCTGGGCCAACGCGGGCGCCGCGTGACGCGAGAAGAGCGCGAGAGCGCTGTGGACTGGTTTGCGGAGCGGATGAAGCAAAAGCTCCGCAAGCCAGAAAACGAGGCCAAGGGCGGTTGGCGCGAAGACAGCCCGGTGGATCTGCTCGACCGGCTTCTCGAAGAGGCTCGCGAGCTCGACGCGGCCATCCATCTGACGCAGGACGCCGGGCTTCACGAGAAGTTTCTCTACGCTGTCATCGACGAAGCTGCGGACGTAGCCAATTTCGCAGCCATGATCGCCGATGTGTTGCGCCAGCGTTTGCTACGCCGGGGCGGGCGCGACGAGGTCTGACGTGGAGTTTCCGCTCGACTGGATCCAGCTCACCGTTGAGTTCAAGCACAAGCCGCCGGCGGGCTGGCGGTGGTTCAAGTCGGAAGTCATCGGCAACCGCGGGCACTACCTCATCACGGGCGGCGTCCCGCGGCCTCGCAAGTCCGGCAAGAACAAGGGTGCACCGACGTGGCGCGACGCGAAGCTCGATGACTACGTCATCACGCACGGCGACATCAAGGACGCCGAGGCCGACTACGAGAAGCGCACAGGCAATTGCGCGAAGTGCTTTGGCACGGCCAAGTTCTGCAACAAGGACTGCCAGACGTGCCTAGCCACCGGCAAGCGCGCACAGGTCTGACTCGCTCCACGTCTTGCCGTAGCTCGTCATCTCCTTGAGCATGCGCGTCACGCGCGGAATGGAGAGCTTCTCGGCCCACGCGGCCCTGCTCTCGTCTGCACGGGCCCAGTCGATGAGCTCTTCGGCACCGGCGGGCGTCGGCTCGACCACGGGCATCTCTTTGGGCGGAGCGAGCTTCTTGGGCTCGTTCAGCGCCTGGTCGAGCTGGCCCCAGAAACGCGGCACGGGCACGACGATCTTGCGCTCAGCAGGCTTGGCTTTCTCGGGCCCAATGCCGGTGATCGTGACCTTCCGGCTCGGAATCAGCTCTCCGTACGGAGATTGGTCGCTGTAGGCGCGGATCTCCGCCTGGTTCTTGGGCATGGACTCGTCGGTTTTGAGGTCGATGCCCATCGCTCGTTTGAACGATTCTATGAACTTCTCTTTGGTCAGCGGCCCGCCCACGGCGGTTTGCCACGGGTTGGCGTGATCGGATGCGCGATCGATGCCGAAAAGCTCTCCCGTGGGACGTGCGCGACGCTCGAGCTTCTCCGCCAGAGCCTCGTCCATGCGCCTTTGCGCTTCGCGCAAGGCCTCGTCCTGGGCAAGCTGCTGCTTGCCCAGGACACGCGCTTTCTCGACGAGTTCGTGCGGCAGGTAGTCGGCGTAGCGCTGCCTGTACAAGTCGGCGAGCGGGTTGTTGGCCGGCTCGCCGCGCGATGGTTCGCCACGCGGCAAAGCCATCTCCTCCCAGACCAGGTCTTTTTGACGCTTCTGCCTGCGCGGCCACTCGAGGATGAGCTCGTCGTTGATGAGCCGCGAGCTTTCGCTGGCGAGCGGCTTCTTTTCGGTCACCGCGAGGTGCAGGCGGTAATCGCCAAACTTGTTTACCAGGGCGTCGCGGCGGAAGCTCAGGCTCCGAGGTTCCAAGTCAAAACCAATGCCAGCGCACGCGACGAACGGTCCGTCAGCCAGGGGAACGTCAAGCAGGTGAACGTTGGTCCGGTTGACGTGAACGCGAACGCCGCTGACTCGGTACTGCTGCGTGGCGTATGGAAACATCGCCTTGTCGACGTTGACGAAAACCTCTTCGTCGTTCGACGGGTCCCAGCGCAGCGCGATCGGTTGCCGCGCGTACATCGGGTCATCGGGCTCGTGCCCGTTTTCGTCGACCAGCCCAACAGACAGCACGTTTTCGTCGGTGATGTACATAGATGTGTTCTGTCCTCTGTATTTCGATGGGTCGGTCGAATCCGCGCGCAGCATCTGGTTGGCTTCTCTGTGAGAGATGTAGCCGCAGGCTAGAAGCCACCGCACCTCTTCTTGCACGCGTCGTGTGCGCTCCATCCATCCGGGCGTCATCAGAAGTATCCCATCCAGTCGAGCCAGGCGAGAGCCAGTACCGTGCCGCAGAGCGTCGCCATCATCAAGAGCCAGATCTCATCATCGGTCATGGCGGCCCTATGTCGACGAGCTCCATCACACCGCCTTGGATGCGTACGATGTCATTCGCACCGGCCTCAGACTGCATCCGAATTGCCTCGTCCAAACGCCCCGCTTCAGCAAGAAGTTTTGCGATCATGGAGACGGATCCGTAAACCGTCCCAGAATGCCCAGGCGCAAACCCGTTGCGCGAGATGGACTCGGCCATCGCTTTGAGCTTCGCCGGAGTCACAGGATGGCCTTCGTGTAGATCTTCATTCACTCGTAAACCATGCTAGCGCGAATAGGAGAACCGAGAAGACGTAATACGTCAACACGCCTGCTACGCTGAATATCCCAGCCCAGACCAGCCACTCTATCACGGGGACCTCACGCCGATGTGTGCGAGCACCTTCTCGAAGAGCTCTTTGCACTGTTCGTAGCTCTCGGTTTTCATGCTCTTGGCCACGATGTACGCGTTGTGATCGTCGGGCTTGAGCAGCGCTTCACGCACGAAGCGACAACGTTCCGCGTAGCGACCAAGCGCCCCCTCGAACGAGGTGGCCACGCTCTGGTTGAGTGGGACCACGATCTTTATGGGCGCCGCTTCGGGCTTTGCGGCTTCGGTTTTGGCTTCGGTGGTAGCGGGCGCTTGGTCTGACGCGTCTTCGCGAAGTCGTTCCATAGGTCTTGTCTCTTCTTTTGCTTTTCGTCCATGACTCAAACACATGCCACACGTTGACCAGCGCACCGTGTGTGGTCCGATGCATCGGCACGAGATCATCGTCGCGCCGCACGCCCGGCATTTCACAACCTCGTGCGCCATCAACTCGCCTCGTACTTACCACTCGGGTTCTCGCGTGCGACTTGCTTATTGACCTTGCGCTCCATCGCGCGCCGCTCGGCCGCTTGCTTGCGGCGCTCCGCACGGTTCATCGGCCGAGACTCAAGCGCCTGTTCGTTCAGCGCGTTCTTTGGCTGGTTGTGGCAGCGCGGACATTTCGGCGGTGGGACAAGCGAAAAGTCTTTGTAGCCGCAGTCGGCGCAGATGCGTTTGGGTTTGGGCACGTTCGCCGGGCCCTGAGCCTCGTGAAGCATCGGTCTTTGGTCGCGAAACTGGTGGTATTGGTCGGTCATCGTCCGCTGCAGCAAGCGTTTTGGATCGCTGCCCCTGCTATAAACATGGTGATGCCCCAAAACACCGGGGACGAATACCAGTGGCCTTTGGCCGCCTCGCGCGCTTCACGCGCATCCTTGTTCGCGAGCGCAAGCTGCGCCTGCAAGTTCTTCTGTGTGTCTTGCAGTAGCGCGACCGCGCTATGCAGCTCTTTGTTTTCACGCTCAGCGAGCGCGTTCACCATGCTGAGCTTGCTGACTTGCAGCTCAAGCTCTGGATACAGGCGTTTCACGCGCAGAATCTCGTTGGTGTTTTCGAGATCGAACCACGTGCCGCGGTTGCCGTGCACCATCACATCACGAATGCATGTCGAGTCCGGCGTCGACGATGTCACGGTCGGGCATTCGGCGCGCGCGCTAGCCGACCAGAGGAGTGCAAACAGTGCGTAAATTAGCCTCTGCGTTTTCATCGTCGTTGTCCTCTTGCTCCGCCAGGTCGCCGTTGCCGAACTGCATGCACGCCCAAAAAACCGGGCAGTTTCCGAGGTAGGCATCGTCGAGTCGCCATTCTGGCCAGAGCTCATCGAGCAGGTCCTCGGTTGCCCACTCCAGCCGTGAGAAGTGAGCTTTTTTAAAAACCTGCGTCACGAAACGCCTTGTCCGCTTCCGCCTCGGTCATCTCCGACAATTTCTTGCCCGCGAGAATACCCGCGACCTTCGTCTTGCTCTCGGTGACGATAGCTTCGAGCGGCGCGCGCTCATGCACCGCGATCTCGGCCTTCACGAGCATGTCTGCGATGGTCGCTTCGTCTTTGGCGATCTGCTGTTTGAGCTTCTGCACTTCGAGCGCGTCTTCGAGGTTGTCGATCGCGTTCTTCTTCGACCACAGCAAGTACAGCGCGCCAACGAACGTCCCGATGCCGAGAATCCAACCGAGTACCTTGCTCATCATCTACACCTACAGAGCGCTTGAAGAATTGCGCATGCGCCTACCACCGCGAGAAAGCCAAACAGTAGGGCAGCCAGCGTTTCGAGCGTCTCGCGAAACACCTTGCCGCCCTCAGGCTTCTTGTCGTCCTTTTTTGGCGCCCCATTGGGAAAGATTTGTTGGACGTCGAACCGGTTGCCCATGCGCGGCTAATTTTGGCGCAGCTCGGGGCGGCCGTCTAGTGGACACCGGCCCGAGATCGCTCCACGAATTCGTCAGCGGTGATGGCGTAGCGTTTGTCGCGCTCGAAACGCCTCCGCATCCCAAAACCCATCCACCACCAGCCTATGCGTCCGGACCAAGTCGGACGAAAACCCGTAACGTACGTGCCCTCGTCCGTTTTGCAGAGGGAGATCTTAAACCCGTGGCCGTAAAGGCGGTGCACATGCCACCGAAACCCCTCGGATGCGCGCGGCAGCCACCGCTCGCGTTTGGCGCATTCTGCCAGAGCCTGCTCTCGCCACCAGTTCACACGCAATCCCCTTCCCCGTCCTTCAGCGTGCTCGGTTTGCGAATGACGAACTGCCGGCAACCAACGCAAAACCAGTACCTGCTACCAAGACGCAGCATGGGCACCGAGCAGCCAGAACACGGGAGCTTGAGCGGTAGAAGCTCAGTCACCCGTCCCCCGGTTCGTCATTGGGGGTCGGCGCGCGCGAAGACTCGTTCAGACGCCACTCGTTGAAGTCGCCGGTGCGGAGACTGTGCTTCTTGTTGCAGACGCTGCATCGCACGTGACCCAATCCGTAGAGCCGAGCTCCGCAGTCCACGCAGCCGGGCGGGTTGGCAGGTGCCTGGGAAAACGCACCTTCGCCGCGAAAGAACTCGGAGAGAGCGGCAATGATTCTTCGCCGCTCGTCTGGTGGACACTTCTCAATCGCTTGCGCCGCTGCATCGAAGGCGTTGATCATCCGGTGAACATGTTGTCGGTCACTCATCCAGCACCCTCAGCACCGCGCACGTGACGCAGAGCACGAGTGTCATCACGATTTCTGTAAGCAGCGAACGGTGACTCATGACTCCACCCGCGTGTAGCCTTCCTCGAAGGCCTGGGTGGGCGACCACGACTGATAGCCGTCTTCGTAGACGACGTAGTACCCAGGATCGCTGCCCCACCTGATGCGCAGCGCGAACTTTACATCGAGTTCTAGCGGGGTGAAGCGCGAGTCGTCGAACCGCAGCAGCACCCCTCTAATCCACTCATCACCTGATCGCCCGTCGTGGTATAGCTTAACGAGTTCTTTGAGCTTCAGCGCGCGCACGCGTTTATGCGAGACGTATTCGGGCATAGCCACACAGGCTTGCTCACTCATGGTCTTCTCCCGAGTCGGAGTCGTCCGACTCAACAGGTGGGTGCGGCTTGATGATCGGGCGCGTGTCCAGCTGGCAGCCGCCGCTCGAGCTCGACATCAGGACCGGCGGCACGGCACACAGAGCGAGCGCGACAGTCGCGTAGAGCGTGGTCCGTGCTTTGCTGCGCTTCGCCATAGGTGAGAGCTCGGTGACCTGGTAGCAGCGTCATGACCAGATCGATAGGGAGGTACACTGACTGCGGGGTGATGTCAGACACGGAGCTTCTCCAGACGCGTGTGCAGCAGCTCGGTCCGCTTGAGCAGGTCCCCGAGACTCTCGGCCTCCGGTGCGTTCGGAAACAGGCAGTGCGCGCGGACAGCGGTTACGAACGAGCGGAGCATGTCGCTGTCGAGCAGCTCCCACCGCAAAAGCTTCCCGGCCACTTCTGCGTAGTCGGCATGTGCCTCGTGCATCTTGCGGACGGCAGCGTTCTTCTCTTCGATGAGGTTATTGATGGCCTCTTGCTGAGCAGCGGCAACAAGGGCGGCCTCTGACTGCGGGGTTAGTTCAACCATGCCGCATCGTTAGCACGGGGAACCTGGAAGTCTAGGAGAGTTCTGCTAATATTGAAGCATGACGAGGCCCGACTTTCGCAAAGACCAGTACACGTCCACGGAAGTGGCCCAGTTGCTCCAGGTCGACCCCAAGACCATCCACAATTGGGTGGAACGTGGCCAGTTGGATGGTTTCCGCACACCCGGAAACCACTTGCGCTTTCGACGCGAAGCCGTGATCGCGTTCATGAAGCGTTACAACTACCCCATTCCGAAGGGCTTTGAGCCGCCAACGGCTGCAGCATCTTGAGCAAAGCGTTGAAGTGTGCCGACTGCGGCGGAGGCAATGGACCGTTTGCCACGGTGATGCCCGAAGAAATCAACGTGTGCCCGGATTGCGCGACCGAACGGCTTCGGCCCTTTCTGCACAAGGGCTACAGGGTCGAGCTGACGCCACCGGTTGTGCGCAACTTTGTGATCTTGAACGTCAAGGACCCGAAATCGGGGTGAGCGATGGGCTACGGCAATCCGACAGGTCTGAGCTTCATGGAGCAACGCATCGTGGCCGCGTTGCTTGAAGCGGGTGAGACCTATCCGCTGCACCTGGTGAAGCGGAGCAAAGAACCTCTCAATCACAGAGCTGTGTACACGCAACTTCTGCGGCTCGAAGAAAAAGGCCTTGTAAGCTCGCGCGTGGTGTCGGACCCAACGGCAACAAAGTTCCCCTACCGCAGACGCTGCTACCAGGTCACCGAGGCGGGGAAACGGGCCCTGCAGGCGTGGAAAGCGGCTTCGGAAGCGTGGAGCTCGAGCGCGTGAGCCGGTCGAAGAACACGAGGCTTGGGCACAAGAAGGGCGGGTCATGCTGGCGCGATCTGAGCGCGAGCGACCGGCAGATCGAGCATCAGCGTCGAAGAGCGAAGCTCAAACGTCAGACTCTGGGGGAAGAGACGAAGACGGAGCGGGTTTACGAGCGCTGGGACAAGTGGAACTGGGATTAGGCTCGTCGCAGATGGCGCACGGCTCCTCAAGAGCTCCGAAAGGACGCACGTGATCGCGGCGATGCATCCGCTGCCAGCGCTCAAGCTTGGCCGGGCTTTGTTTCATGGCTTCGGAGGCTTTCGCTCCGGCGTGAGCGGGCCCTTGATGTCGCGGTTGATTGCAAAGCGCTCCCAGCACATGCAGTCGTCTACGCCGCAGTACATGGAGTCGAGCGCTTTGCAGTCCGGGTCGCGAGCGCGGTAGTGCTCAGCGGTCGGGTGGCTGCAGCCTCGGCACTTCGGGACGGTCATCAGTCGATCTTCGGTTGGTTAACCATCTTGGCAAGCTGCCCGTACTTGTCTCTGAGGCTGTCGACTGCGGCTCGGAGGCAATGCTCGCAGCTGTAGTGACGCACGAGGTATGCGCCGACCTGACTGTCGCCGTCGTGGCGCATCAACTGCTTGCACTCGAAGCAGTTGGGCGGAGTTGGTTCGGTCATACCAGCACGGCACCCTTGGCGCTGAAGCAGCGTTTAAAGCGCTGGAAGTCGGCTTGCTCGATGCGGCACCAAACGCAGATGCGCGGGGCATACTCGAGCTGAGCCAGAAGCTCGGGGCGAGCGTAGCTGAAGAGTGGACGCTCACAGCGGGAACAGGTGCACACGGCGCAAGCTTGCCGGTTACGCTCGTAGGCGTACTCGAGCTTCTGCGCTGCGGTCAGCTTGTTCCAGGTCTCGGGGTCCATGCAATTAGGTCGGCCTGCGGACCCGATTTCAGGGCGGGTAGCAGGCCGTGCGACGATTGGCAGCGTCGTATGCAGAGCATAGCAGTGTTCAGGCCGCTGGTTCATCGTGGAATAGCCTCTTCCAGCGTCACGGGCTCTCCCCGTGCTCTAGTCTGCCGCTTATAGCTCTGTCCCGGTGCCCACCACGTTCGTGGGCTATGAAGCGTCGCGGGCAAACTCGAGCTCTGTATAGCACAAAAGAACGCCGTCCCAGGCGGACTCCACTACGAGCTTCCGGGATAGCGTAGGTGCACCGGCTCTGTCCGTACCCATGGTTGGACCAGCTTACCTGAGCACGTAAGCCCCTCTGCATGGGACTGGCACCTTGAGGGCTAGATAGCACGGTCTATCCGACGCGCCGAGCCTTGAGGTCCATGCGGCCAGACAGCGAGCAGCCCCGATTGTGCGTACGACGCCGAGATCCGCACTCGGGACACACGCGAGGCTCGAACTTGGGCATCTTCCGCCGGAGAGGCCTCCCGTCCATCTCCCCGCGCACCTTGGTGACCTGCACCCCGGAAGCCTCCACCATGGCCTCCACAACCTTGGCCCTGGCCTTCTTGCGCCGTATCGCATCCCCGTTGAGCATTTGTTGTGCTTACCACTTGAAAATGTACCTGTCGACATGAGACCCTCACTGGGCAAGAGAGCGCAGCGGTTCGTGGCGACCGGCTGTCCATGCTAGCGACGAGCGCAGCGAGGAGCCACAACCTGTCAGGTTAAGCGGCGGCAGCGCGGTGTGGGGGAGACGAAGAGGCTACGGAAGGAAGAAGGCGCGTCAGCGCCCTCTCGATCTTCGTCTTCCGCTCCCGTCTTCGCGGTCGCTGGGTGGTCGCCAGCGTATCCCGTGCTTCCAGGCAACGAGTTCGACCGCGTGCGCGTGCTTCCGGCACAAGTCGACTTCGTCTGAAGCCAAGACGCCCTCAGCTGCAGCGTCGAAACGCTTTCCACACGAATCACACGCTCTGACGTCGATCTTCATGTTGCACGTGAAACTTCGCTCACATCAGCGCTCTCGGCACGACTTGAACGCGCATCACCAGGTCCGTAGCCCGGTGCTCTATCCGTTGAGCTACGAGAGCAAAGCTCCCCCGGGACTCGAACCCGATCTCCGCAGTGCTGCAGCACCTCGGTGTCCTTCCATGCCGCGGACTTAGACGAAGGGAGTGAGAGGCTCATAGCACGGGATGGGACCCACGCGTCAAACCCAGAGGGTGGTAGATGGGACCCATGCAAAAGTTCATCGACAAGCTGGTTGTCTTTCTCTGGTGGTGGATACCCGGCGCCGCGCTGTTCCCAAGCAAGTGGACGCGCGGCTGCTTCGTGCGCGAGGAAGCCCGAGCTAGAGGAAGGCTAGAGAACTAGCATACCTTCACGGCCCATCCCTCCCCCTCGATGGGACCCGCTGGAAACCAAGCGGTGGTGGGCACGTACGGGGTAGCGGGTTCAGCCGCCATCAGCTGCAGGCTTGCCGCCATCAGCTGCATCGTTTCGATCGTCGCGCGCGTCTGTACTCTGCGCTGGTATCGCTGCTTCTACGATGCGAGGCCTACCCTGCTTCGCTGCTAGGCGTCTCGACAGCTCGGCCCCTAGGCTTTGCACCTGCACACGCGCCGCGATGTCACGGGCGCTCTTGCCCTGCTGCGCTGGCGTAATCCCCATGGCTGACTCGATCACCCACATCGCGAGCTGAGCCTGTGTCCTGCCATGGCTCGCTGCAGCCTTCATCTCGTCCGCGTCGGCCCCCTCGGGTTGTTTCTGCTCCAAGAGCCGAATGATACAGTTCTGCGCCGCGGTGATACTGTCGACCACCACAAGCTCTGCCCTGCCCTTGGGCGTCAACAGCTCTTGCTTTGATCTCAGCAACTTAGCGCCATCCGCACTGGCCTGCATTGCTAATGCGAGCGTCTGCTCACTTGCATCGAGCAAATCTTTTTCTCCACCGTCTTTTTCGGCTGTCATTGCTTGACTTTACCACCGTTCTCCCCCTGTGCTTTCTCAAAAAAGTAAACAATGAAGCCTTGACGGTTGTTTACTCGCTTGCTAGGTTCGCTTCAGTGGTTGAGCGGCGCGGCTCGAAAGAGCAGCTTCTAACCCCCGAGCTTCGCGGCTCAACCACTCACCCCCAACGCTCTGCGCGGGACTCGCAGAGCTGAAAGGTAATGCCATGTCAATCACTGTGAACATTGTCACTGCGAGGCCGCAGTACGGCTCGCGCGATGAGCTTGTGGGCGCCAGCTACTCCTATGGCTGCGTCGATGCGTCCGTTGCTGAAGCCATGGTGGCCGAGAGCCATGTGGAAGGCTTCAGCGACGATCGCAACACGTCCGTTCTGCCCGTTACGGTCGCAGAACTGCCCGCCGCACGCGTTGCTCGGCAAACCGAGCTGGATCGCGCTGCTTTCGCTGCCTGGATCGCCGCCAATCCCAACTCTTTGCCGTTCTGAGGTGATGCCATGTTCCGACTCAAGACTGCGAACCGTCCACCCTCGCAACGTGTGCGGTATGACGGATGCGCGTGGCGCGCCGTGTATCTGTACGTAGGCAATCAGCAAGTTGCTCATCTGGGCGTTGACCCCGGCGACGGTGTCACGCCAAAGATTTTTGGAGGCGTAAACGTTGGCCTTGTCCATTCGTTTCGCCTTATCCATTCGTTTCGCGTTGCGCTTCCGGCTGTGCGTTGGCGCAATGAGATGTCTCCACTGCGCATGCGCGTCTATCGGCTCTCCAAAGCCTTTTGGCACAACGTTGACGGCCGCTTCGGCTGGGGATCGGTGCAGCCGTGAGCCGATCGCGCAAGGATGTTGAGCGTTACAAATGGAATCGCGCAGCCGAATCGTGGGACGTGTTGGAGGCAGGTCAAGAGCTGCGTATGGCAAACGCCGAGTGCAAGCGAGCTGCATCATGACCAAACCTCGCGATTATTGCCCGTTCACGCACGTGGCTCTTGAGTCACGCACAAGCGCCCTCGTGCTTGCCAACATCGCACTGACCGCGGACACCTACGCGGAAATGAAGCAGCTGCTTCGCAAGCACGACACCACGATCGGACCGCCTTGCAACTTCGCTCGCTTCGTCGAGCCAGCGTGCGAGGTGTTCGAGATGTCAAAAGGCGAATGGATACCCATGCGCTATCTGCACAAGCTCGCAGCCACGTTCCTAGACAAACACTGCTGAGGTGATGACATGTCAAAGTCTGGATACACAAGCTGCCCCTGCCGCGACTGCTTCGAAATCAGCATGGATGACAAGCTTTGCCACGACTGCAAGGAGCACGGCTGCAGCGCCGACGGTGACGCGGAATGCTCAAGCCCGAACGCGTACGGCTGCGGCTGTTTCGACGACTCGTGCGAAGACCACAGCGATAACCCACGCTGAACCCTGCCACGTTGTAGCAGCCCTCAGCTGCGGGCAACGTGGGAGCGCTCAACGCTCTTAGGAGAACATCACCATGGCCTATCGCCTCGCTAAATGGCACGAAATACAGGCATGCAAACGAGCGTTTGCGACGCTACCCGGCGCTCCCGGCACGCCACACCATGAACTCGAGCGCGTCTGGTATACAGTTCACGGCTTCAAGGATCTCATTTCTGGTGGTGGTATGGGGCTGCAGCCCTTTGCACGGGTCTCGCGCGAAAGCGATCCGGGCAACTTGGGCTACTACCCGGTAAAGGCGCTGGCATTCGAAACCGACAGCGGCGAGATCGTGAAGTAGCGTGAACGTTGCAAGCTGCGCGTTTGGACCGGGAACACTCGATCGCGCGCAGTTTGGAGCGCTCAACACGAGGTGGTGCCATGCACTAGTCAGTCTGGGAACAACTATACGGCTACGGCCTATAGACTGTGGAACCACAACCTATTGTAGAGGAGCTAGACGGCCATGAATCCGCGCCTAAAAAGCGCACTCTCGTGAACATTGGAAGCGCTGCGCGGTACCTTGCGACCGCGCAGCCATTCGAACGCTCACGCACCAACAACCGGAGACACACCCATGCGACACATCACCATGAAAGCGAAGTACGTTGACCTTGTTACGCGCGACAAGTGGCAATGTCACGAATACGCGATCACGCTGCGTGTAGGCGCGCAGAAGTTCGAAACGCCTTTTTATCAAGGCTTGGCTCACAAAAAGGAGCCAGACCTAAAGACCGTGCTCAGCTCGCTACAGCTCGACGCCCGTAGTGGTGCAGAGGGTTTTGACGACTTCTGCTCTGAACTTGGCTACGACCCCGACTCGCGCAAGGCTGAAGCCATTTGGAAGGCTTGCCGCAAAACGCGCGACGCCATGCAAAAGCTGCTCGGCGACGACTTCGATAGCTTCATGAGCGCGGAGTACGACTCATGAGCAACAAGATCACGCGCTTCCGTGACACCAACTGGACCGGATACCTGCTCACAAACGGCCGAAAAGCCGTGCGCAACGGTCCAGACGCTGAACATTGGACCGCGCGCTTCTGGATCAACATGGATGGCGGGTTGTCCTGTGAGCTGCTGTGCGAGGGCAACCACGTAATCGAAGTGCTCCCCAAAAACGTTTTGCAATGGCTGGTGTCACCGTGACCAATGTTCGCTGTGAGTGTGGCCAAGCACTCGGCACGCGCTGCGAGTGGAGCGGTCCGAAGTCTGAAACCGCGTTGATCGAGTGGATGCCGGAAAGCTTTCGCGCAAGCCATACAGCCGCACGAAACAGCGGCACCTATCCGCACAATGGTGCAGTGCGCATACGCTGCGAGCGCACGTGTGCCGAGCTGATTCTAGAAACAGAGTCCGAATGGGCGTCAACCGTGGAGTTTCCAAAGCTATGACCACACCCAGAACCCTAACCTACGTCACCACCCAAGATCTCAACCTGCAAGGCATCGAAGCGCGTCAGATCGCGGATGCGCTCGACGTCACATACGGCGATGGTGCCGAACTGACAATCGTCAACTCGAACCGCTTCCAGGAGGGCGCAGAGGACGCGCTTGGGCTCACACGAGCCGCTGTCATCCGTGACAAGCTTATGGCCCTCGGCGTCAACTACGTCGCTTTCATCGGCTGAACTAACCCCACGCTACGGAGATCCACCAATGCACAAAGAACGTGTCCTAAACCTCGCTCGTGCTCTCGAAGAAGGTCCGCAAGACAAAGCTGCACTGCAGAAGTTCTTCAAAAACTTTCTCGGGCGCGAAACACACTTCGACATGTCCAAAGTAACGCACCCATGCGGGACACCCGCATGCGTCTGGGGCCACTACGTAGCCCGCGGAGATCTGCAACAAACTTTCAAGCCACACCCCGAAAGCGCGATGTCTGTAGCGCTGGCTGAAGCGCCTCCCGACGCATTTGGCGTGTACTACGGAGCTCAGGTCGTACGTGATCACTTCGGGCTTTCGCTCGAAGACCTAGAACGCTTATTTGCTGCGCCGCACGATGCGTGCAACTGCGAAGACGACGCGTGCAACTGCGACGACGACGACGACCACGACCACCACAATCCAAACTGCATTTGGCACGGCGGCTGCGGCGGGGCAGAAACTCCCGAAGAGGCGGTGGCCTATATCCGTGCATTCGTGGCCAAGCGCGAGGCCGAGGGCCAGTGAACACGCCCATTGATGACGCGCCAGGTTGGAAGCTCGGCTTGCATCCGCTGCTATTGAGCACGCCCATTGCCACGCACGAAGCGGCTGGCATCACAGTTAATCTGACCTGGTCACACGAACAAATCAGCGTGCGCTGCCGTAAGCCATCCGCAGGCACGATCAAGATCCCCGTCGCAGTCATCCGCGCGCTGCAAGCACGCGAACAAACGTTGCCCTAACCCCCACACGAAAGCGCTCACCATGCCCACCAATGTCAACCCATTCACCGAGCTGCGAACCGCGCTCATCAACGCCAACAAACCCGCAGGCATCGCCACACGCGTCGCCTATTGCGTGCTCGCCGCCACCTCGCACAAGGTCGCCGAATACATGACCGGCGTACTCGACACGTGTAGCGGCATGGCCTGCACGGCCTACACAGACGCGCTAAGAAGCGCTCCATTCTGCGATGAGAGCGGCTGGCACCACACTTACGAACGTCTGCGCCATCACGCACTGAGCTACCTAGAAACCCGTCACAGGAGCATGGCGGCCTGACCGTCGCTGGCCCGCAAACGTCTAGAATACGAGAACACATACCCATGACCGACAACACACCCAAGCAAACGCTCACTGATTTTATCCGCACGCTCGACGCCAAGCTCACCGCCACGCAGATGGCGGATAGAGCGCGCGAGGCTGGATTCAGGCCCGTGCGCAAAACCAGCAAACCGCTCGCGGAATGGCTGAGTAACCGCGTTCAGACCATCCGCTCTGCAGAAGGGATTGCCGCGAAGCATCGCAGAGTCTCCAAGACCGAAGCCAAGCCCACCGCCGAAAAACCAAAAGCCAACGGACACACCACCAAGTCGAAGCCTACGGCGGCGCAAACCGTGGCGTACGCTCAAAGCCCCACGCTCACGATCGAAGCGGCCGAGACGCAACTCCGGCAAATCGTGGCCAAGATCGGCACGCTACACGCACGCCAGATCATCGACGCGTGGGAGGCGTGGTTAGCATGAAGCGCGCGGATGGGCCTAGCAAAAGCGATTGCTACGGGTGCAGCGAAGACTTTTACAACACCGCAGGTGAAGGCGCCGAGCTCGCGCCCGGAGGTGAATGCTGGTCGTTCAAGACTGCCACCATGAAGAAAGTCCGACTTGTACACATCAACACCATGCCCGACAAAAACGGATCGTTCGATCGTGTGAAGGCAGAACGCAAACCAAGCTGCTATCGCAAGCCGCAGTTCGTCCGAGTCGAGGTGAGGTAATGGCCCGCACACGTTCAGGCGCGAAGTGCCAAACCGAACCCATGAACGCAAACGGCATGACTTGGTCCGACTGGCACCGAGCCGCGGGCAAGGCATGCAAGATACAAAACCTCAAGTCGAAGCTACGGGCTGCGTGGGAAGCGGGCGAAGACCCCTGCGACTGGCGCGCTGCAGCCGAGCAACGCGAACACGCTGCGCGATCAATGGTGAAGCCATGACCGACGACGACAAACCACCTACCGTGGCACAGGCGCGCGAATGGGTTGCAACCTTCTACAACGAGAGGCCCGGAGGCTGGCTCGAACGCAGCGCCATGGTGCTCTCTGATGCTGTGGCCGCACACGACGCGCGCGAGCCGCTCGTGCAGGAGGTCATCCGGCACGCGACCGACTTCGCGGCGCTCAGCATGGTTGCCGTGGACATTCCGTTCTCGGAACACGCCAAGCGCACAGTGGCGCGCATCGAAGCGCGTTCAGCTTTGCTCGAAGCGGCCCGCAAGCTCGCGGAGTGGAAGCCGTGAGCTACAGCAGGACCGGACGCGGCGCGCTTGTGCTCGTTGGCAAACTCGAAGACTTCGCGCTGCAACACCGCTTCGAAACCAAGGCAGGGCTCGTGCTTATGAGCTTTTTGCAAGGCGACTGCGAGCATCTCGGAAGCCCGTGCGAACTGTGCGGGTTCGAAGCTCGCGACATCGACGACGAGGCGAATCCATGATCACGCTCCCGTGTGACCACTGCGGCAAACCTTCGCCGTGGAGCGTGCTGTGCCCAGACTGCGAACAGCTCTGCTGTCCAAACGCGTGCACGGGCCGCGTCAACGAGTGCACGTGTGACGAGACTACGGAAGTCATTCCGAACGTAGAGACCCTTATGCGTGAGCAGTACGCAACCTCGTTACTCAAAGACCCATGACCGAGCAGCAGCGAATCACCGAAGATCCTGGCAAGTCACGAGCCGCGTTTATCCGCGCGCTCGTGGCTGCTGGTATCCGCAAACCCAAGACCATCATCCAGCATTGCGTAGATGCTGGTCTTGGGGCTCCCACTAACCAAGCTGTCATCAGCGCGCGCAACTACGTGCCAAAAGGCGGCCCGGTCAACGCGCGACCCACCTATCGGTTTCTCTGCGAGGAGTTTCTCGCCTCTTACCGTCGCGCCGTCGACGCGGGGTTACCGATCGTCATTACGACCGACATGAAACAACACATCATCGTGATGGAGCACTGCACCGCCACGGATACGGCCGTTGAAACGCGCAAGATCTACCGCCAGCGCCAGCGACGCAAGAAACAGCGCGAGCGCAAGGTCAAGGCGCAGTCCAAGCCAACATGATCAAAGCCATCAAGATCACACTCGCTATGCTGTTTGTCGTTCTCACCAAACCGCTATGGAGCGATAGCAAACCTCAACGGAGACCTAAACGATGACCCACCTATGGACGGTTCTGTTTGCCCTCTTCTTTTTGTTCTGCTGCGGCAGCTGCACTGCTACACCGCCGGCCGAGGGCTACGGCAGTTGCTACGAAGTGCAGCCGCTCTGCATGTACCCCACGCATCCCTACTGCGCGTGCAACGCGCGCAACTATTGCCAGTGGATCTGCACGCAATGAACCGACGCAACCAACCAGGAGACACGGACATGGAATTTCAAGCGCGATGCAAAGCATTCTCGTGTGAGCCGATGCAGACCTACTTTGTGCGGATCAATGACAATGGGACCGTGCTCGTCTATGACGACATCGCCAAGCACTACACGCGGTGCCACATTTTGAGCCCACGAACGCAGGCGCGGCTTCGCAAACTGCACGAGGCCAAGCGCGAGCGTGCGCGCATGTCCTACTCTGCCGATCGATACAACAGGCAGAGCTTCCCGGAATGACCGCCCGCAAACGAGGAGCTTGCGCGCTTGGAAAGGTTTGAGAAATGAACCGCGGCTACAGCTGGACGTCGCAGCTCATCTGGAACTTCGATCGCATCGTCAAACGCGCATGCGTGAACGGTGAGCCCGTCCAAGGGCCACGCATCGGCCACGAGTGCATCGCTTGTGGCCGAGTCTTCAAACGCAAACACGTTCGCTGGGTCGGCGACGGCTGGCTGTGCCGCGACCGCTGCGAACGCAACCACAGGGGGCTACCGTGAGCAAAGACGATGCCGACTGGTTTCGTATTGCCGTCCACAACCTAAGCCGACCATGCGAGGTCGACTACAAATGCGGCCCCGATCGCAAATGCCGCATCCACGAAGACTCGAAAGTCGCGCAGCTCCAAAAAGAGAACAAGCGCCTACGCGCCGAGATCGAGTGGCGCAAGATGCGAGAAGGGCTCGTCGACGCGCTACTTGTTACTTACCGCTGCATGTGCGAGCCCGACGAAAGTGCACAAGAAAAGATCGTCGAAGCCGCGGGCGCGCTCTTCGACTTCGATACCACTTACCCAAAACCCTAAGGACACACCATGCCACGCAAACACCGAACATCACCGGCTGTCACCATCGCCATCATCGGGCTCGGCCTGGCCGGACTCATCACGTTCTGCTTCATGCAGGGCTGCAACACACTCGACTCGCCTTACGAAGACGCGGCACGAGCCAGCGCTGCCGGCGCACAAGCTCCAGTTGTGGACGCCGCAGCCGTGGGCCAAGCTCTGTTTGCATCGTGCTACGACATCTACCTGGAAAGCGAAGCGCGCGACTACTTCGAAACTCAAGTTGGCGATCCGTTCGAGCCCGGCGAGATGCACTGCGGAGACGACCCGCTCTGGTTCTGGGACCAGACGTGGAACTGCGAGGTTTTTGGAGTCGACTACACCGTAGTGCGGTACTCGCAAGAGAGCGAGTTGCCGTTTGAAACACGGCGCACTGTCATCCCTTCAAGGGGAACCCCGTGGTCGTTTCAATGTAAGTACGACAGCGGGTGCCTCAACATCAGGTGCAAGAGGATCTAACGTGGAAACGCTCGTCAAACCCAACCCCCGAGCTCTCAAAACCTACACATGGACGTGCAAAAACACGAAGTGCAACGCGCGCATGCGGGCTCGCGAAGATGAGGGCAAGTTTGAAACTTCCCCTCGCAACGAGTCGTACATGCTTTTCATCTGTCCGCACTGCCAGACCCAAGCGTATGTCGACTCGCAGGCTTACGATCGTCCTGCGTCCAGCTCAGATCCGCGAGAAATCATCAGATGACCATCGACCCCAAAACGCAACAGAGACTCAGCGCGTTCACGCGCTGGTGGGCCGGCCAGCGAGCTCGGCTCGGCGCGGCGCTCGACAGCCACACCACTGAGCTCAAAGCCACCGCACCCACCAAACCCGCAACCACAGCGCGACACAAACGCGCGCTCAAAGAGGAAGAGGTTATTCGCGTCCCGGCAGGCGACGCGGAGGCTGAAGAAGCCATGATCGTCGGCGAGGTCCTGCAGGACGCGTGGCGACAAGGCGAGGCCTGCATCTCGCTCAGCACGCTGCGCGGTCGCAAAATCTCACCCGAAGACGACGACCGCTTCAAGCGCGCTCGGTACGTGAAGCCGGGCCCGGATCCGTACGCCCCCGTGGTCACCGTCCACGAGGACGATGTCTACAAGCCCGAGCGCACGCTCTACATGGTCGTGTACAAGGTCGATGGCTTCGAGGGCGAGCACTCCGCTGGCCCGTACCTCACCGAAGAGATCGCCGGCGAGCACGCGGCAGACATTCGCGCGTTCGAGGGCGTAACAACCTGCTACGTGGTGCCACTCACGGCAGAGGAGCCTTCAACATGAACGAGCTATCGGCGGAAGGGGACGACGGCTGATGGACTCGTTGCCACGCAAAGGCACACGGTTGATCCTGCGCAACGGCGACCGCGCCATCTTTCGCGGCCGTGTTCACGACACCTGCGTGTGGATCGAGTATCCGCCCACTCGCGGAATGCTGATGAAGGACGCGTCCATCCTGGATGACGCGGTCGAAGACGCTAGCGAACTTCGCCGACCTCGAAGTGCATACTATCGATGAGCTTGCCGCCGAAGTCGATCCCGCAAACGATGCCCGCCATCCAGCTCGCGCCGCTCGGGTCGGTCACCAACACGCGCACATCGCGCGCCTTGTCGATGATCGGCCAGTCTCGCGAGTTGTCTTTCTGTGTGCCGACGAGCAAGTGCCGCGGGTTCACGCAGGGCGGGTTGTCGCAACGATGGCGTATAAGCAATCCCGGTCCAATGGGTCCGCACTCCAGCGTGTACGACACGCGGTGAGCCCGCTTTTTGCCGAGCATTCCATAACCATCGCGGTCGCAGCCCCCGAGCCATGGCCAGCAATCATCTGGGCCTTTCTTATCGACGCGCGACCAAAACCGTGCAATTGCCTTTGCATCCATAGAACCAATCCTTCTGTGGGTCACGACCTCGGGCGTTAGCGCGCCGCGGGGTCTCTCTTACCAAGAGCCAATTTCAAAGTGCATGGGGTCTATCAGTTTTCCACCCCAGTCAACGCCGCAGACTATTCCGGCCTGCCAGACGTTTCCAGCAGGATCCGTAACGTCAACCCGAACGCTCCTGGCTTTATCTATAATGGGCAACAGGCATCCGGGCTCACCACGCGGCACGCCCGGCTGGCCCTGCTTATTGAGCGGATAGCTGTGGTTGAAATCGAGCGCAATACCGCGGCTGTGCCGGCTCAGGTAGGGCGCCCAGTCGCGCGTGGGGTTGTCGGTCTTGGGAAGGTTGGCCGAGCTCCTCATGAGCCGTGGAACGAAGCTGCCGCCAAATTCCTTGAGCGCTTCGCAGCACTCCTTGTCCCAGCTGCGAAACCACGCTTCAAAGATCGGCGCCGCGCGCTTGTGCACGCGAATGCCCGTGGTGATGCCGGTCGGGATCGGCAGCTTGATGCGCACGAGGTTTTCCGCTTGCCACTTGAGCGGAATTTTAACTTGGCGCTCAGGCGAGATCGAAAAATCGAGATCGAAGTTGTCCCAGATCCTGCGCTTGGTGAGCTGCTTGGTCGTTAGCTGTTGAACCATGGACACCTCCCGTCGCGGTTGGCCTCGGTGAGCTCGGCGAGACAAAGCGCGCACACGGGCACGGCAAGCTTGCGCCGCTCGCGCTCTCCGGGACGCCACTGCGCCAGCGTGTTCCACGCATGCCGCATGCTGCGTGGAGCGGGGTCCGTGTCGCGCTCCACAAACTCGCGCGCCGCACGCTGCTGAGCCGCTGCTTCCCGGCTCTGCAGCCAAGTGCGTACCGCTGCACCAAGCTTCCACAGAGCCGGGACCGCACGCAGAGAGCGCATCAACAACCTACGCACGAGGTGAAATGTATCACAGCTTACGTTTTCACGCGAGCCCTTCGGTCTTTCTCCCAGCGCTCGACGGCCTCGCTGTGGTCGCCGCAATACCTGCAAACACCTTCGCTTACATCGCTCTCCGACAGTGGAGCGCCGCAGTCTTCGGATGGGCACTCCATGATGCCAAAGCTGTCGAGCGTTTGCGTGTCCGCGCAGTTGGCGCAGAGCTCGCCGCGGTCGTTGGCGGTCACCGCTTTGGCCCCGCACAGATGACACGGGCCAGGTTCCCAGTCGTCCAGGCTACTCAGCTTGCCCAAGCGCACGCTCCATGGGTCTGTAGGTTTGGCTGCGCCACACTTCGCCCCCTGGGCGCGTGTATGTGACCACGTGTCCGGTGGCGACGGCGAGACCGCGCGCCAGCAATCGCTTAATCGCCCGCGTCTGGCTGCCGCTGTGCGGGATGTACCCTTCCCAACCCTCGTGCTTCGCGCCGGCGCACATCTCATCGTAGACGCCGCGATCGTGTTCTGTGAGCGCTTCGAGTGGATCGAGCGCGGGCTCTTCGATGGCTGCTACGCGCAGCGCCGCGGCAGCCGGCGCACAGTGTCGACACGTGGCCGCGGTGATGGGCGCAGTCTCCGGCTGTAGCTGCAGCCCTGCAGCGTCGACGTGGCACAACGTGCGCCCGCCACGAGCTATGTGCAGCGCGCGCCCATCGCGCCTTCGACTGCGCGTCCTCTTCATACGTAAGCCTGGATGATGCGGTCGGCTTCGCGCTTACCCGACGTGTACGCGCCGGGCACCGTTGAGAACCCAGTGTCGAGTGTGGCCTCGCCGGCGAACAGCACCTTGGTGCCCGCAACAGGCGCGCGCAGCGCTGCGCGATCGCCGAGGTGCGTCTCGAGCTGGAACGTGGAATACGAGCCGCGCGCGTACGGGTCTTGCCCCCATCGGGTAACTTTTACACTAAGGGGGTCAGCGGCATTCGGCGCGATCGTTGCGCGAATTTGCGCCATCGCCTCGATCTTGGTCTGCTCGTCGCTCCAGCTCTCCGCGTTCTCCGCGGCGATGCCCGATAGCCACGCCTGCAGAACCGGCTTGCCGGTCACTGGCTGCAAGTTGATCCAGATCGAGAAGTTCCCGCGCATCGCGCTCTGCATGCCGAGCACTTGCGGCGCATCGGGCCCAGAGGGCCAGAACTGATCAGCGGGCGCCCACTCCATGATGACCTTGTTCAACAGTCCGCTGCCAAGGCGCGAGATGGCAGTCTGCTTTGCGCTTGGGAGACCGGGCGTAAACGTGATCGAGCCTGCTTTGAGCACACCGATCGGCACCGTCACGATCACGTGTTCCGCAAGGTACGAACCGACATCGGATGTCACGATTACCGGATTGTTCGCTGGATAAGCGATGCCGTGGACACGCGCGTTCAGCCGGATGTCGAGCCCGAGCGCTAGCTGCTCAGCGACCTGACTGTAGCCGTTCGGGAAATACGTGTTGTCGGCCGCCGACGAGCTTGTGAACGCCGCCCACTGTTGCGCGTCGTTGAAACCGGGAATGAGCTCGAGCACGGCGCGCGCGGGGATCTTGGTCGCGGTGCGCGCAAACTCGGTATCGAACCCCGCGATCGAAAAGTTGTCGACGAGCTCGCGCGAGAAACCGGCGAAGTCGCCGTTGTTCCACGCGACATCGATCACCGTCTTGAGTGACCAGGTCGGCGCCCACCACGCCGCCCACAGGCACGCGTCGGCGATCTTGAACGTCAGCGCGTCGAACTGCGACTGCGTGAGCGTGGTCGAAGCGCCCGCTTTGTGAAATTTGTATTTCGTCCAGTCGCTATTGGCTGTCGCGAGGTTCATGGCCGCGACAACCGCCTCGAACTCGGTTTGGTTGCCGTGAATCCACGCGGCGCCAAGGTCTACGGTTGTGCCTACGGAATTCACCTCGCTGTGTACGCGTCCGCCTACGCGATTGCGCGCTTCGAGCACGGTCACGGTAAATCCCGCAGCCTTCAGCTGCTGCGCGGCGGCAAGCCCCGCAACGCCTGCGCCCACCACAATCACTCTCGGTGCCGGTGTCGGCAGTGTCATCTTTGTTGTATGCCTTTTCAGAGTCATTTTCACACTGCGATTCGTAGAGCTTCGAGCGCCTCTGGCTTGAAGCGGTAGACGAAACCAACGCCGTGACCATCCAACCTGAGTTGACTGTACACGCACTGAATGACGCCCGGACCGACTTCGTAATCCGCGTCCGCGTCTTGCCCTTTCCAGATGGGTTTGCCGTTTTTATCGTGCTTCAAACCCGCATACACATCGTAAAGACCGTCGCGCATCTCGTGGCCCCACTCCAAAAGCGAATCGACATCGAACAGTTTCACGGTGTTCGCAGGCACAATGCGCGCGATGCCAAGATGCTCGATGTGGGCTTCGAGCTCGGGAAGCCACGGCGTTTTACCTTCCACATACCCGAAGTCGTGACCCATCTTCCGTAGGCCAAGCGTAGCGAGAGTGCGCGCGCCCTGACGAAGATCGCGCTTCCACGCTCGCAACGTCTTTTCGTCCTTGGGCCACAGGTCGAGCCGCGGCACAAACCACGGCGCCGTGATGACGTAGTCCGAGCCGATCCAACCCGCTGCAACCGCGCTCGCGGGGAAGCGCCCCGTCGCATACTGCGGGCACGGGATCACTTGCCCATGGCGCGACAAGTCAACCGTTCGCGACTTGCCGGCTCTCCTCTCGACCGAACGCCGACTCACAGCATGCTTCGCCGCTGCTCGGCGCTTGTCCGCCGGCGTCTGCGCCACGGTTTTGAGCAACTGCGCCAAGTTCATACGCTGATAGTTCGGCATGACGTTCCCGTTCGTTGAACACCTGGATGGCGTGGTCGATGGTGAGCTGCACCCACTTCGTTTTCTTCGGCTTCTTAGGCCGCGCCGTGTGCGGAAGCACCTGCTGCGTGATGCGCCTGGACTTGCGTTTGGCTTCGCGCGCCTGCTTCTCTTCTTTCTTTTGGAAAGCGAGTGCAGCTTCGATGTGGGTCTTGGGTTTGCGTGGCATAGGGAAACCTGGGGTTTGGGGTTTCGACTACTTCATCCGAAGTCGTTGGCAGCGCGAGCTCGTGGCGCTCTTCCGCCCGCGTGATTGATCACGCGCTTCACGACGCCTTGAGCTTGGATTTCTCGCTGCTCTTGGTCAAGTGAAGCGGGCTCTCGAATCGACCAAGCGCTGAGATGAAACTTTGCGAAGTGGTTTGCGAAAGCCGATACCACGCGGAAGCAGTGATTTTCTTCCTCGGTGCGGTTAGAGGTTTCATCGAGCTGGACCGCAATCTCGCGCGCCCAAGCCTCCGCTTTGAGCGTCGTGCGCAGCGCATCGATTCCATGTTGGCGCGCGCTCGAAAGCACGATGTCCGGGCGCTCTTCGTACGTGTACGTGTGACGGTCTTCTGGACCGCCCACGGTCACGGTGTGACGCTCGGGCATGATGGGGAAGTAAGCTTTGTTCGAGGCGATGAGGCCCGATACGAGCGAGAGCCACGCGATGCGCGTAACCGTCGTCATGGGTTGAAACGCGGGGCCAAGGATGCCTCGCCGCGTTTGTTTGGGCTCGCGCTTGAGAAGCTCGACGAAGCGACGAGCCTCTTCGATCACGCGCTCGGTGTCGCTCATTGAGCCACCGTCTTGCCGTGTCGAGCGTGCAGCTGCTCGAGCACCTGAAGACCGAACGTGCGCATCTCGGCGAACTCGAGCGTCGGATCCACCAGATCAACCTCGGGCTCGACGGCGCGCTGGGCGGGAGCGGGTTTGAGAACTGGCTTTGGGTGTGCAAGTGGCTTCGTGTACTTGAATAGGTACGTCGCCAAGTTGGCGAGTTGCTGAGTCGATTTGGTGTCGCGTTTCCAGGCCTCCAGCAGGCGCCGTATGGCGACGATTTGATCCGGGCGTGAATCGCCGGCTTCCTTGAGTACGGCCCGTTCCACGGCCTCCACGGCCTTCCAGTCTGGCAATCCGGCGGAGGCCGGGTCTCGGTTGAGCACGATGCGACAGTGCTCATCCCAGATCACGCTCTTGAGCGGTCTGGGCGGGACAACCGGGGTGAAGTCGGGCGGCGACTCTCCGAGTGGACGGCGCGCAGGGATGAAACGCTCGACGGGTTCTGGGTTTCGTCCCTGGACTTCCGGAGCCTCGCGCGCGTGCGCGCGATCTCTCTCTCTGATCTCTTCTTTCTCTTCTGGGATCTTAACGGGTACGGGATCGGGAGGCGCGAACTTCGGTTTTTGTTCTTGCGAACGCTTGGCGCTAACTCGTTGTTTTGCTTCACTTCTGGTCGCCAGAACGTCGACCTTGCAGCGCATCCTTTCTTGCCAGCCAACCGCCAGCCAGCCGCCAGTGGACCGCCAGTCACCCGCCAGTGGGTCGCCAGCTTCGAGGCGTTTCCACCACCCTTCGCGGACCAGTTCGTCGATGTAACGCTTCCGCGTTCGCATATGCCGGAGGGCGTCCTCTGGCAGGAAGCCGTCCAAGAGTTGTGACGCGGTGTAGCTGTCGGCGCGGAACCAGAGCGCCTGCGCGCCGTCGCTCAGGCGCGCAAACTCAGGGTCGCACCAACGCTGGTCGGAGTGTTTGACCCAGGGCATCACGCACCTCCGCAAAAGGCACTTGCCATCACGGGAAACAGGTGCAATGGTCGGATGTAGGTTACGACAGCACGTTTGGTTTCATTCTTGTGACGGGACGGGACCCCCGAAGCGACGACTGGAACGACATTGGATCGAGAACCTGATAAGCTTCCCATGTTTGGTGCATGGGTTGCGTGTTCAGGCCCGCCCGGTTGGCCCCGGGTGGGCCGTTTGTTTTGCGCGCGCATATGTTCCTCCGAATGGCATTGGTGGATGAGCGTGTCGTGAAAATGATGCCGCCGCCGTCAGCTGCACCGTGCAGTAAGGGGTTACTGCGCAACTGGCGGCGGCGCCATCGAGATGAGCGTCTCTCGCGCGAGACTGGGGACTTGCTCGCAGGGCTGAGTGCACTCACCGCTATGCGCAGGCTTCATTCTGCGCGCAGCGTTCAGTGACCTAGCCAGGCGGCGTGTCATTCAAGGTTTCGAAGCTCCTAGAACCGGTCCCACAGGTCGCGAGGGATCGAGCATACATCCTCGAGCTTCGCCCGCAGCTCAGAATTCGGCAGCAACGTCCCATCTAGCAAGCGAGACACACTTGCTTGGGACACCCCTAGCTTTGCCGCCAGCTGTCTCTGTGTCGTAAATGTTAGGCGGATGTAGGCCATGATCGCCACGGCCGGGCCCAGCCTCGCAGCTGCCCGACGTAGCCCGCCTACCCCGTCCCGCATCGCCATCTCGACCTCGGCCGCATGCCGAGACTCGACCGGCGACCGCGCTGTTCGTTTGCCAACCACCATGGCCCGATCTGTATCCGTGGATGCTTTTGATCGCAAGAGGTTTTTCAAGATTTCCTCCATTGACCAGAGCAGGTCATGCGCGGCTGGGGTTTGGATTAAGTTGGCAAAGTTAATCCAGCTCGCTTGACAAACTTGGCAGCACGCTCCAAGTTGCCGCTCATGAACGCGAGCGACATCGACCCCAAGCGCGATTGGTTGGCCACGAAAGCGGCTGTAAGCGCTTTGCTGCTCAGAGAGTCATACAGAGTTGGCCGTGCTGCCAACTCTGGCCAAACGATGCGCGACTTTATCGCCAAGCACGGTGGAGATTGGCCCGTGTTCTCCGATGCTGCGATGCGCGCGTCGACCGATATCACCAAAGTTGCGGTCGAGTTTGCGGATAAGCTCTGGGAACTTGGCGAGCTTGCGGACTCGCTGACCCAGATGCTCCACGCGTACGACTGCAACTTCTACGTGGAGCCCAAGCCTAACCAGGAGAACCTGAAGCATGTACGACCAGTGGAAAACGCAGAGCGACCACGACGCGGACCCGAGGCGGGCAAACGCTCCCCTGTTGGAGAGTCCGGAGGTTCACGAGGCCGAGCGCGACGCCCGCGGGGAGCTCGAGCAGAACCTGGAGAGCCTGCTTGAAGCAGCCGAGGCGGGCGAGCTAGCGCCACAGGAAGACGTGAACATGGATGTAGACGCATGGCTTGAGACGGCGACCGACGACGAGCTTGATCGCGTGCGCGGTCTCATCGATGTGTTGCTCGTCAAGCGCCAAGACGAAGCGCTCGCGCGCGCGCAGACCCTCATCGAGAGAAACCGTCGGCTTGGCATTACGGCAGAGCCGCTTGTCGATTCGCGTGGCCGCCCGCTCAAGCGCGGCCCGATCAAGAAACGCAAAAAGCCTGAACCCAAGGAGCCGCAATCATGAGCACGCACGTTTTGTCAGACGCCGAAGTGAACGCGCTTCGTAACCTCGTGCCGATTGGGCCGGGCACGGCGAATCTCGCGACAGTCGTCCAGGCTGGCGTCGCGCTGACGCAGCCCATGCCGTTCGAGGCTTGGACGCAGGAGCGGCTCGACCTGCTCAAGAAGACCTACTGCCAAGGTGCTACCGACGCCGAATTCGAGCTCTTTGTTGGCAACTGCAAGCGTCTTCGCTTGTCGCCTGAAGCGCGCCAGATATGGAGTGTTCCCCGCAGGCAGAAGGATCCGAACACAGATGAGTACGTTACGGTCCGTCAGACGATGGTGTCGATCGACGGGCTGAGACTCATCGCGGAGCGCACGGGGCGCTACGAGGGTCAGACACGCACGGAGTGGTGCGGCAAAGACGGCGTGTGGAAAGAGGTGTGGCTCGAAGCGGGCCCGCCCGCGGCCGCGCGCGTCGGTGTATTCAAGACCGGGTTCCGCGAGCCGCTCTATCGTGTGGCGAGATACGCTGCGTTTTGTGACGAGCGCTCGCCCATGTGGCGCAAGATGGGCGATCACATGTGCGCGAAGGTTGCTGAAGCGCTCGCTATCCGTGCAGCGTTTCCGCAAGAAACGTCTGGCGCTTACACCGACGACGAGATGGGTCAGGCCGGCGACAGCGCACCGGAAGCGCGGGCCGAGGTGGTCGAGTCGAAGCCGGTGCCGACGCTCAAAGACGCGCTGAACGATCGCAAAGCCGAGATTGACGCGCGCAAAGCCGCGTCCGAGCGGCCCGACACGCGGCCCGCGCACAAAATCGGCGTGAACGACGGAACGCAGGCGCCGGACCCCGAGACTGGCATGCGGTTGCCGCGTCTCATCGGCAAAGCCTACAAAGACAAGGTCGTAACGATCGACACGCTGAAGACCAAGGACGAGGTCGTCAACTACATCCGATCGATGATGCATGCCAAGGAGGCCGATGCTGAAAAGGACGGCAAGTGGCAGGCTTACTGGGAAGATAGGCTCAGCGAAGCGAAGCTCTGGGCGGCACGCGCGCGGCAAATCTACGAGCAGGACTACTCGCGGAGCAAGGCTGAGCGTGCGGCGCAGCTGGCAGCGGCAGTCAAGGGCGATGAGCACGAGTACAGCGACGAGATGTACCTGTGCGAGAACCACGGGATGTACGGCGAAGGCACGGGACTCGACGTGGATATCCGCACCTGGAACAGCGTCGACAAGCTCGAAGAGTACATGGTGTGGTTGCGCAAGACGTACAACCAACCCACGCAAACCGGACGCATCGCATGCGTGGAGCGGTGCTGGAAGAAGCTGATTGAAGCTGAACAAGAGCGCGCCGAACAGGCGACGGCTGGCAAATGAGTAGACCGAATAGACAGACGGGCGCGCGGCTTGACGACGAGTTGCTTGAACGCGTCGAGCGTTTTGCCAAGCACCGAGAGTCCGAGCTGCCGGGCATGAAGATCACGCGCTCCGACGCCATCCGCTTGCTACTGGAAAAGGCTCTTACAGACTTCGGATACGCAAAAACCATCAAGAAACACGGGACACGCTGACATGACAAACGAGATGCAATGGAGCACCGACCCCGAGCTCAACACTGCGTTGACGCTGGATGCGCAGAAGCTCGCTGCTATGGGCGTCGAAGGTTACGAAGACTTCGCGGCTCCAGAACCTCCGCCCAAACCGCTCACGCTCGCGGAAATCACGGCGAAGTATGTCGAAGAGGAAGAGGCGAGCTGTGGCGAAGTCACACAAGCGCTCGATGCGCTCTCGGAGGCGTTCGACCAGAAGGCGCTCAACTACCTCCGTTTCGATGAGGCGCAGGGCAGCAAGGAGGCCGGGCTGCGCGCGCAGTACGACTACTACATGGAGCTTGCCGAGCCGTTCAAAAAGCGCGCGGACACCATCGCCAAGCGCCGCAAAGACTTGCGCGCGCACTTGCTTGAAGCCATGAAGATAACGGGCAAGACCTCGATCGAGACGGTCGCTCGCCGCATCTACATCAAGTATTCAGACAGTGTGAAGGTGGTGGACACCTTCGTCGACACGGCGGCCGAAGAGTTTGTCCAAACCACCAAAGCGCCTAAACTCGCGGTGCTCGCCGCGCTCTTCCGCGACAAGGTCAAAGAACACCTCCCTCGCCTGCCAAAAGGCCAGAAGGAGCACAGTGAAGAGGCTAAACGCGCTGCGCGTGAGGCGGCTATGAAAGAGCTCCCCGAAGGCGTGCGCATCGAGACCAGCGAAAACCTGCAACTGTGATCTGCGCGAGTTGTCCAGGCGTAGCGCATGAAGCTACGGGCTGCGCCTGGTCTGAACGAACTTTGATATGCCATGCCTGCGCGGTACGATTTTGGACGTGGATGCAGAACCACACGCGCACGCGGACTCGTAAGACTCGCTCGGGGAAGACCAAGCCTGATTTTTATACCGCAGCCCTACACCATCCTGAAGCGACCGGATCGCCGGAGACACAATAACCCCATGGATGATCTAAACAATCTCAAGCTGCTCAACGCCAAGCTCGCAAAGGAAGTTGCGGATCACAAAAACGCCAAGGAAGAGTTTCGGGAAACGCTGGCGAAGATCAACCGCATGTTGGGCGGCGCCGGATGGACACATCCCGGGGACGTGCTGAACGCGCTGCACAGCTACCTCAACGCAAACTCGAGCAACGCCAAGGTGGAGCTGGAGCAGCAGCTTCTGCAGAGCGAGGCCGTGGTCACGGGGCTTCGGCAACAGCTTGATCTGGAGCGCACGAAGGCCGAGGGGCTGCAAGCCACCGTCAAAGATCTGCGCCGCGATCTTGTGCAGCGCGAACAAGACAAGCGGTTGCTGTTCGAGGAGAACAAGCGTTTGTCCAAGCAGCTCGAAGATCTGCGCAAGCAACCCGTGCCCGTGCAAAATGTCGCGGCGCCGTTGAAGCCCGCGGCCTCAGAACAGGGCGCCATCAAAACGCTCGAACATCTGCTCAACATGGAGCGCGAGGATCACGCGCAGCAGATGGGCGCCTTTCAGGCTGCGCTCGCCGATGCGTTCGACGAGCTCGAAGCCATCAAGCTTCCCACTGACAACAAGTCACGCGCGACCAAGCACTACCAGAACGGCATCCGCGTAGGCGGCAAGCTCGTGCTCGCGCACCTGCAACACGTATTCGTCATCTTGAACAAGGAACAAGACAATGGCAGAGGGTCTGAACGAAGTCCGTCTACTCGGGAACCTGGGCCAGGATCCCGAACTGCGCTTCACACAGAGCAACAAGGGCGTGCTGTCGCTGCGAATGGCCACAACCACGAGCTGGTTTGATAAAGACACCAAGCAGCGCAAAGAAGAGACTGAGTGGCATTCGGTCGTCGTGTGGGGACCGCGCGGCGAAGCGCTCAACAAGATTCTGTCCAAAGGTTCGCGCATTCTTGTGCTGGGCAAGCTCAAGACGCGTAGCCGGGAAGATGCTAAGGGCGGCGGAAAGCGCTACGCAACCGAGATCGTGGCCGACAACGTCATCCTGTGCGGCGGTCGCGGCGAAGGTCAGAGCCAGGGTGCAGCCGGTGGCGGCGACAGCTTCGAACAGGTTGGCGGCTTCAGTGCTGAGGGATCCCCAGGCGACGACGACATTCCCTTCTAGACCATGGAACAAAAGCGCCTAGAAAAGCAGTGTTTTGTGTGTCGTAGAACGCTTCCGGTTCTGGAGGCGTTCTACGCGGCTCCGCGCATGGTGGATGGGCATTCCGGGAAGTGCAAGTCGTGCACGAAGGCTGAGGCGCGACTCAATTACCGGCGCAATCGTGATCGGTACGTGACCTACGAGGTCGAACGTAACAAGTTGCCTGACCGGAAAGCCAAGCGACAGCGCGCCCAGCAAGCGATGCGCGCGCGTTCGCCTGAAAAGTACAAAGCGCGAACAGCGGTAGGCAACGCGATTCGCGATGGTAAACTGAAGCGCCAGCCGTGCCGCGCCTGTGGTAAGCCCGGCCAGGCGCATCACCACGACTACTCAAAACCGCTTGATGTTGACTGGCTTTGCCGACTTCACCACGACATGACTCACGATACGTTTTGAGTAGTTACTTCCGGTGTAGCTCAATGGTAGAGCGCGTGGCTTTGGACCACGATGTTGCGGGTTCGAACCCTGCCACCGGGACCGGCCACCAAGCATCCAGACGCTAATACAACCGAGTGATGAAATCGGAGCGGTCCATAACCGCACAGGCGCTGGGCTGGTTGGTGGCTTATCGGTTTGACAAACCACTTTCGACCCTTAGAGTAGGCACGTTTTACAACACGTAACCATTCACCGGGATACAAGACACATGGGAAACCCCAATCACCTCGAGATCAACGCTGGCGACGACACGCAGATGTGGATCGACATCTCGCTTTCCATGAAGGAAGCGGATTGTCCGAACGGAATGCAGCGCATCGAGTACCTCAAAGAGCAAACGATCAGCTTCATCGAAGCGGCTTCGAAGTACGACACGAACGGCGTGGACGTGGGCGTGTTCGGCATCGGTGCCAAGCACCTCGGTGCCCTGACGCCCGCGCAAGCGCGTGATGCAATCATGCCGCTCACGGCGAAGGACCCGGGCACGGACACGGCCGCAGCGCTGCGTGCCGCGTGGAAAATCCACAAGGCCAAGACCAACGAAGATCAAACCGTGTGCTTCATTGCCACGGACGGTGCACCCTCGGACCGCGAGGACACTAAGAAGGCGCTGCGCGAAATCGGCGCTCAGCAAGACGCTGGCAGCGAGGAATTTTCGGTGTCGTTCCTGGTGGTGGGCGAGCCGAACGCCGACCTCAAGGCGTTTTTGGACGAGTGCGACAACACGCTGAACGCCAAAGACAAGAACGGCAAAGACATCGACTTCGTAGACTGGAAGTACCTCGACAAGGTGAACTTCCTCGAAGCGTGGGTCGGCGCCGTTCACGACTGAGTCAGGAGAGAAGACCCGGCCGCGTGGCGCGTCGAGCGCGGATGAGACCCGGAATGAAGTCGCCTACGCTCCCCCAATCTGGCCGTCCATGCTGGTGACAGGGGTAGGCGTAGGCGGCGATCGACACCAACTAAAGTCGCTCCACGTGAGCGCGCATGTGGGCCCCGGCGTTTGATGACGCCGGGGCCTTGTTTTAGAACCGTCCCCCAACCCCAGGACAAGTCATGTTTCAGCTATTTCAGCTTGTGTGGATCGTGCTCGTGGATGCGGCCTTGAGTCTCGACAACGCGGTGCTCATTTGTGGCGTGGCGAAGAATGTGCCCGAAGCAGAGCGCGATCGTGTGAAGGTGTTCGGCGTGCTCGGCGCGGTCGTCGCGCGCATCGGCTTCGCGTTTCTCGGTGCATGGCTTCTGAAGTACGCGGCCTTTACGCTCGTGGGCGGCGGATACCTGCTCCTTGTCGCCTTGAACATGTGGAAGAAGCGCGGCGAGCCCGAGAAAACCGAGAAGAAGTGGTGGGAACACATGTTTGGGCCCGTCCCGCAAATCATCGTCGCCGATGTGATGATGAGCGGCGACAACGTTTTGGCCATCGCGCACACCGCGCGCGGCAACGTCTGGCTCATGACGTTCGGCATCGTGCTTTCGATCGCGTTGATGTTCTTCGCGATGCGCTGGATCACCGTGGCCCTGGAGCGTTTCAAATGGGCATTCCCGGCGGCCTGCGGCATCGTGGCCGCGACCGGTGCGCACATGGTCTGGATCGGCATCTTCACGCGCGTCTAGCGCTCCTGGCTAACCAGCGCTGTGTCGGTATTGCAAGACACACAATATCGACACAGTGCGAGGTAACACTCGCGCCACAGTGTGCCAGGGTCGGTGCGGGAGATAACCCGACCTATGGCAAGTGCATTGCGGTTGTACCGGCTCGACGGAACTGAGATCACGTCCCCCGCGGGGAGGTTTCCGTGGGTCGTAGAAAACTGGACGTTCATCCCGTCTGGCGAGCTGGATGAAAACGGCGACCCCATCTACAACGGCGCGGTGAACGATGGGATTGTGGCGTTCCCCGCGCCCGCTCCGCTCGATCTCGGAAGCGCCATCAGCCACGTTCGGCTGTATCTGAATCCGCTGTCCGGGAGCTACACGCACGCAGCGTCGAGCGACGGTATCCTGCTTGTGAACTTTCTCACCGGATTGATCGGCATCAACCAGTACGTGGTGTTTGGCGCGGGAGAGCTCACGCTGCACATCCCGCCGCCGTAGGCTTCAGCGTAGGAGCTCATCGACGGTGATGCCGCTCGCGCGGATCGCGTTGCACAGCGCGCGTGATGTGACCTCGTCGTCGCCGGTGATCGACTTCCAGTGCGCGCGCGTGCGCGCGTCCCACACCACGCCGCCGCCCAACAAAAGAAGGGCCGCGCGCAGGAGCATTCGATGCTTCACCGCGCGCGGCCCGTATTCGTCGACTTGGGTGACCGCGTCATCCTCTAGCCATCCAGCGTCCTTATGTTGTGCTACATCTGCCGACATTTGTATACGGCATAGCACACATCTCAGACGCCGTCAGGCAGGGGTGGGATCTTGTTATTCGTTGTTATGGCCCGCAGGCGCCTCACGGTGGGCGTTCCTTTGGGGACGGGCAAGAGCTCGGCATAGGTCTTCGTCGCCGAGCGTGCGCCCTCGAGCGCGGCGCCACGCACCGCCTGCTCGGCGAACAACCTGAGCTCGTCGATGAGCAGCGGCGGCAGCCGCTCGCGCGTGTAGTGCGTGAGCAACTGAGCTGTGCGGGTTGTGAGCGCGTCTGCGATTCCCTGCAGACGCTCGGATAGGCCGCGCTCGGGGGACACTGGCGGGTGTCCCCCGGTTGGGCGGTCGCCTGTCGATGTCATTTGAAATCTCCGAAACTAGAGCTACGATTGGGAGATGCTCGAAAAACCATGCATCCGATGCGGCGTGACCCAGCCAGTGGAGGCGTTTACTAAGAACTGGCGCCACCGCGACGGCCGCATCAACAAGTGCAAGGGGTGCGTTCGGGTTGAGCAGAACGCTCGGTACCACCAGACGCGCGGCAAGGGTCGCGCGGAGAGGAGTGCTGCCAAACGAACGGCGGCGCTGCAGGCGACGTCAAAGACCTGTCGTCTGTGCGACGAGGAGAAACCGCTCGACAGGTTCCACAGAAACGACACCTACATCGGCGGCAGAGCTTCAGCGTGCATGTCATGCGTAGCTGAGCGCGCATCGGCAAAGTGCACCGTCGGAAGACGTCGGCGCTCGAAACTTCGGCCGGCTAAGGTCGCAGCACGAAACGCGATCAACAACGCAATCAACCAGGGTCGGTTGGTCCGTGGTTCGTGCGAGATTTGCGGAAACGCAAATGCTCATGGGCACCACGACGACTATTCGAAGCCGTTTGAAGTTCGCTGGCTGTGCCGCCAGCACCATGATGAATGGCACCGGCGGCACGGACAGGCTGCTTGATTACTTGTTGGGACCGACGCCAGGATCCGTCTTGCGCGACGCGGTGGCCTTCGCGGCCAACGTCTCCTGAAGAGATTCGCTGACATCCTTCAGGGAGAAGTCGCCAAAGACCTTTGCCCGTTTGGCGTAACCCACCATCAGCGTGCCCAGCGCCATCAAGACCTTGGACACGCCTGCCGAAATGAGCCCGAGCGCAGGAATGCTCGCCGCGGTCAACGCGTCGTCCATCCCGCCCACAAGCACCAACATCGACCCGATCGTAAAACACGCAGCGCGCAGAGCCTCCGGAGACATAAGAGCTACAGCTTTCTGCGGTACTGAAAGCAGTATAACGCTTGCAGCTGTTGGCTGCGCTCAATTTCGCGTATGGTCAACGCCGAACGCCGAACGCGACTTGACTGTCAGATGCTCCGCTATCTGACAGGTCGCCGCATGACGCCGAGCGCGCCCATCCTGCGAAGGGTCCGCGCGTTTCCGCCGGCCCCGCCACCGCCTCCGCCGCCTGTCAACGTTCCGGAAAGCGTGCTCGCGCTCGTCGCCGTACCAGAAACGTTTCGAGGGCCAGCCACGTTTATGCCGCCGGAGAGCGTGCTCGCGCTGGTGAGGGGCGCTGCAGAAAGTTGCGTGCTCAACGCTCCCGACAGAGCGCTTGCGTTGTCGAGCTCGGCGTCCAGCGGCTGAAACTGGGACCCAGATCCGAGTAGACTCGAGCCGGAGAAAAGCGTCCCGGAGACCGACATCACAAGAGCGCCGACAAACGCGCTCGCAGAGCCCAGGTCGCCCGCAAGGGCTATCGGCTGGGACAGGTTGGCGTCGAGGCTTGAGCCGCTTGCCAGGTCACCTGCAAGGGGTTTGATCGAGCTCACTGCGCCGGAAAGCGTGCTCGCGCTCGTGGCCGTGGCCGCGAGGAGCTTTTCCGTGTTCAGCAAACCGGTGAGCGTGCTCGCGGTCAAAAGTGTGCCGGCGTAGAGGCCGTTGATGCCGAGCGCCGGCGGTATGAGCGTGCTCGCGGAGTCGGACGTGCCAACGAGCGCCTGCAGCTGAACTATGGCGCCTGTCAGGGTGCTGGCGTCGAGCGTGTCGCCCGCAAGAGGTTTGCCGGAGCTCACCGTGCCGGAAAGCGTGCTCGCCGAGCTGAGGTTGCCGAGGATGGCGTAATTTTGGACCGCGGAAGCTGTGAGCGTACTGGCCGAGAGCAGCGACCCAGCAAGGGCTTGGGCCTGTGCCAGCGCAGCCGGGGTGAGCGTGGATGCGCTGGTGGCAGTGCCGGCGATTGGCTGTGACTGTCCCAAAAGCGCGTTCAGCGTAGATGCGCTCGTTGACGAACCCGCGATTGGCTGCTGCTGCCCCAGTAAAGCGGAGAGGTCTGAGGCGCTCGACACCGCGCTCTCGAGCACCTGCGACTGGCGTGCTGCGCCGGTCAGCGTGCTTGCTGATGTCGACGTGCCCGCAAGCGCGTTGAGCGGCGGCGGATCCGTGGACGGCGCCTCGGTCTGGGCTTCGTTTGAGTCGTTGTTGGCGAGCGTGAGACCGTTGCCCGAGCCGTCCAGTGTCACGTTTTGCCACGACAGGGCCCACCATCCGCTCAGATACTCCGTGGCGCAATGCGGTGTGTTGTACGCAGCTTCGCTGGCGATGTCGCCGGCCGGGAGTTTTCTGGACCACAGCTTGACCTGCGCAAGCTCTCCGAAGCATCCGCTGACGGAGTTTGCGGTTTGTATGTTTAGGAGAGTGGCTGTAGGGCCGGCGATTGCGATGGCCGTAGTGGCGACCAAGGATCCATCTGCATAAGCGCGGACATCCGTGCCGTCGTAGGTGAGACAAGCGTGGTGCCACGCCGAATCCGTCGCGGCTCCGTAGACCACCGTCGTGGATGTGCCGTCGAAAACACGCAGGGACCATGACTGGGTGCCAGCCGCGTTTATGATCCCTAGCCGAGCGTTGAACGACGTTCCCTGAATCTGGGCGTACACGGTGTCGCCGTTGGCGGGCAGGCTCAGACCGCGCAGCCATGCCATCCAGGTGAACGCGCTGGTTGAGAAGCTCATGCCCGAACGCGATAGGTTTGTTGTGCCGTTGTCGACGATGCGCCTGCCCCAGCGGGGCCGAGCCCACGCGCTCAGCGTGCTTGCATCCGTGCTGCTTCCGGCAAGCGCGTTGATCTGAACGGCTGCGCCGGTGAGCGTGCTGGCGCTCGTGAGACCGCCAGTCGTCAGCGGTTTGATCGTGTTGAGCGCGCCGGTCAGCGTGTCCGCGCTTGTTACCGTGGACGCAAGCGCTTGCGATTGGCGTGCCGCGCCTGTCAGCGTGGACGCGCTGGTGGCGGTGCTGGCGATAGGTTTGCTGGCGTTGAGCGCGCCGGTGAACGTGCTCGCGCTTGTCCCGGTTCCAGCAACGTCTACGGCGGGGGACTCAGGCTGCGGCGGATTGTCTGAAGTGCTGTAGCTGAGCGCTGTGCCGCTTCCGGCTGTTGAGCCGTTGCGCCCGCTGCCGCTGCTGTCGCTGGCGTCGCTGTCGAGACGCCAGAACAACTCCAAACCGCTTGTGACTTGCGGCACGCGGTACGAGGCCATGTCCGACACTTCGCTGTCGGAGATCGCTCGATTGAAGTAGAAAGCGTCCGCGAACTTGCCCGGACCAATGATCCCAAACCCGTTGGCCGTGCTGCTGATAGAACGCGTTGTGCTGGACGCTTGCTGCCCGATGAACGTGCCGTCGATGTACGCTCTAATCTGGCCGGTGGTCGCGTTGTAGACTAGACAAAGGTGGTACCAGGTGCTGGTGTTGCCGTAGCATGTCGAGCGCGCCGTCGTGTCTTGCGTGTACGAAAAGAAGCCGCCCTGGCGCGTCCAGTTTTGAGCCGTCGACGTGGCGCCGTTGGCTCGGCCGATGAACGAGCCAGACAAGTCGGACTGCGCCAAGTAATAGCAACTTGCGCTGCTGTAGTTGGTGGCAGTGCCTGTCGCTTTGAATCGAACGCCAATGGTATGCGAGGCGCGAAGGTTCACGCCCGTGTAATTGACGTTTAGGTACTGACCTGAACCGGACCCGCTTGTTGGATCGTATGAGGCAGCGCTGATTACGGCCATAGTTCACACACTGTTCGGCTGCGGATTTAGCTGAAGTCAAAGCGTCGAGCGCGAGCACACGCGCCAAGTCGCAAGACCTGGCGCGTGTGGCCCATCAGACGCTGTCGAACGAGTGCACCAGCGCGCCGGTTGCAAAGGACGCGGTGTTGCCGTTGTTGATCACCTGCGAGGCGGTAAGCGCTGCGGAGCCGATGAAGGCCGCCGCGGTTTGCAGGGATGAGCTCGACCAGAGCCCGAAGTGTGTGACCGTACCCCAGTTGGCGGTCGCCGTGGGGAACGTGAACGCTTGCGCGTTCGCGATCGTGCTCGGATCCGCCGTGGTGGCCGCAGCCCAAAAGGTCGAATTGTTCGTGCTGTCGTAGCGCGCGTACGAGCCGCCGGTAACCTCGTTGCTGCTGGCGCTTGCGCCGTCAGCCCCCGGATCACCCGTGTGCAAGCTCACCCAGATATGAGTTTGGGTGAGTGTGCCGCCGCGAAAGACATATTCGTTGAGTGTTTTGCGAAACGTGTTCCCGAAACCAGACATCGTGACTCAGTTCTCATCCCGGAGAACCTGTGACCTGATCGACTGCTAAAGTTCAGATCTAACGCGCTTCAGGACGCCGTCTGCTGTCTTGCGGATGATCCTGAAGTAGGCGTCTTTTTCGTTGATGAAGCGGTTGTATTCGACGCCCGCGATCCACGGCCAACTCACGGTTGGGGCGGCGGCCACGATCGAACTGTTTGGTCCGAAGTGGATGTAGCAGTCGCTGTCCACGGTAAACGTGACCCAGCATCCGCCTATCGGAATGCCGTTTGGCAGCGTGAGCGTTGCCGCGCTCGAAGCCGAAGAAAACGGCGTGTTCGTCTCGACGGCAAGCGGATCCGGCAACCCGTCATCGAGTGCGCCGTTTGCGTGTGGTGGCCGAAAAATAATGGCGCCAGCTTGACCTCTCATCGTCCGCTCCTATCAGGTTGACCAAGCGCCAATGGTTGCTTGGACCGACACGGTGCCGCCGCCGCTCGTGAACGTCCAAATGGGTCGCACCCATTTTGGAAATCCGCTGTACGAGACGACGACTTCTTGAGTGCCGATACCAAGATTGTTGAACGTGATCGCGTTGCCGGCGTAGGTGACAGTGCCCGGCACGGCAGACACGAGTGCGCCTGTGGTGAGCGCGGGCAAGACCGCGGCGTTATCGAGCGCGCGGTCGTTGTCGTTGGTGCCGGTGAGCGTCAGTGTTGCCTGCAACGTTGCAGCGGTTACGCTGACCACGCAGCTGAGCGTGACCTTGTCGCAGTTGGCAACTCGGATCGAGCGGCCGATCTGCGTCGCGCCCGTGCCGACCAGCGCAACTTCAGTGACCAGAAAATCAGCCATCGCAAGCTCCTTTGCTACACAGACCAGGCGCCGATGGTGGCGCGTAAATCGACGGTGCCGCCGCCGCTCGTAAAGTCGTAGACAGCGCGCACCCAGGCCGGAAAGCTCGAGTACGCGACCGTAACTTCGTACGTGCCGATCGCGGGGTTGTTCAGCGTGATCGCATTGCTTGCGAACGTGATGCCGCTCGGGGCGGCGGTGATGAGCGCGCCGGTGGTCAGCACGGGCAACGCGCTTGTGGGGTCGAGCGCGGTGACTGGGTCGCTCGTGCCGTTGAGTGTGACTGTACCCTGCAGCGTTGCGGCTGTCACCGACAGCGCGAGGGTCAGCGTGAGCTTGTCGCAGTTGCTGACCTGGACGGTGAGTCCCGCCGTGTCAGCGTTCGAGCCGGCAAGGATGGGCTGGCTCTTGAAGATCTCGGTGGCCATTACGCGTTGCTCCCGTCGTTGCGCTGCAAGAGCGGCTGGTAAATCTGCTTGGTGAAGATCGGGTCCGTGCGCACCAGGCGCTCGGTGGTTGCGGCGCGGTCGTCGTCGGTACGATCGGCGTTGTAGTCGTCGGCCCAGGGCATCCATGGCCCCGGATCGGCCTTCATCGCGCTTGTTGTGTCACGCCCGAGCGTCATGCCGGCGGGATAGCCCTGCAGCGAAGACGTGGGCCCGTTCGGGTCTTTGTCGTCTGCCGCTGGCGGCGGCGCCCTGAATGCATCACGGCCCGCGGCATCGGCCGCGCCCACGGGCAAACGCGCCTTTTCGCTGATCCGTTCCATCATGTCGGCGGTGTCGCCAGAGAGCCACTGCGCGTGAATGCTGTGCTTGCGCGGTTGGTAGAGGTGGTTGAGGTACATGCCTGCACCGGCGCCGAGCGCGCCGAGTCCACTTGCGCCGAGCGCGCCTGCGCCGAGGCCGTAGGCAAGGCCGCCGCCTATGCTGCCGAGCACGGAGCCAAGCGCGGAGTTTTTAGGCTCGAAGAACGCTGGCGCGTCGTGACGCGCGCTGCCGGCTTGATCGTTGATCAAGTTGAGCACACCTTGCTGCGCCTTGGCGTCCTCCCATTGTGTAGCAAGCTCGGGGTTGGCCCGCTCGGCGCCGAGATCCATCGCGTGATCGATGGCGGCATAACGCTCGCGCGCGAACGCGTCCTCTGGTTTCGCGAGCTCGGGCTTGATCGGCTGGCCCGCTTTGTCGAGCTCGTCGAGGTAGGCGTTGAACGGTACGGGCGATGGGCCAAGGTCCGCCATCGGCGCGGGCTGCGGCGCTTGCGCGCCAAGTCCGCGCATCCACGCGTCAGGCTCGGCCACAGCCGGAGGCGGTTGGTTGGCCACGGGCAATGGCGGAGGTGGCAATGCAGCCGTGGGCGGCGGAGAGGCCTGTGCGGCGAGCGCGCCGATCGGGTCTCCTGCGATGGGCGCTGGCGCGGCTCCGAGCGCGCCGAATGCGCTCGACTCGGGCGAAGCTCCCAAGAGCGACCCGAACGCCGAAGCGGGCGCTGGCGTAGGCGGCAAGGCGGGCGTAGGCGTAGGCGCTGCCGCGACGGCCGGGGTGGGCCTCGGAAGCGGTGGCGGGGGTGCAACCGGAACCCGCTGCGCGCTGGCAAGCGCTGCGATGGGGTCTGGAGCGTTGGGCACGCGCTGCACCGGCTCTTCGATGCGGCCGCCCGGGATACCCATCCCATGATTCGCGTAACGGTCTGCGATCGCGTCTGCGCCCGCAACGTAATCCGACGAAAGCGGAGCCCCGTACTGCGCTGCAGGGCTGCGCTCGCGCACGTCCGCGCGGAGCTTTTCGGCGATGTCCATCGGATCGACGGTCGCGCCGCCCTGTGCCATCGCCTCCGCTGCAGCGCGCTTGGCTAGGCCAGCCTCGTCCGAAGCGCGCTGCACAGATGCGGACATCTGCGGAATCGTGTATGTGCCGCCGCGCTCGTCCGCGAGACGCTTGATCTCGCTGAGCACGTTGCCGTACTTCTCCGGCTGCGCCGCGAGCTCATCGATGGACTTGTCGTCGTAGCCCGCGCTGCGCAGAAACTCTTTGTCGGCGTCTTGCGCGCGCAGCGCTCGAGCCTCTGGCGTGGCTTGACGCGCGGCGCTCTTGGCCGCGGCGTTGCTCGCCAGCGCGCCCGGCAACGACAGTGCGCCCGTGAGTCCGGCAAGCCATCCGCTCGGCGCTTCTGCATGCCCCGTATCGCCGTACTGGCGCACGGCATCTTCACCCGCCCCGATCGCCATCTGTTCGCCGACCTCGCCGAGCACACGCCCCACTCCGGGCTTGATGAAGCGCGCGGCCGCGGCAATCTTGTTGACGGGGCTTGCGACAGAACCCGCAAAATCGCCTGCGGCAAAGAGCGCGGGGTTGTCGCGCTCGGCGTCAAGGCTCCATTGGCGCACGGGCGCCGCGGCGTCGAACGCTTGACCTGCGGCACGATCGAGTCCCGCGGTGTAGCCGTGCACGCCGCCGGCAACCATGCTGCCGATCGCGCGCGGTGCGCTGCCGTAGTCAGCCGGCTGCATCGAGGAGGCTTGCGTCGAAAAGCCCGTAGGGTCTTCGCTACCGCCAAGGAGGCCGCGTAACCAGTCGCCGCCGCTCGGAGCTTCGGGCGTCGTCTCACGCACTTCGGTCATGTTGAGCGAGCGGCCGAGCGGCTTTTCGCTGCGGATCACCTCGGGCGTGCCCACGGTCATCACAGCTTCGGGCGCCGAGCTCTCCGCCGCCTCTGACTCTTCGTCGTCGACGCTGGTCGGCGTAAGACCCTTTGCGTCCATGTCGTCCATGAACGCGTCGAGCTTATCCTCCGGGATGTTGAAGGTGCGCCCTTGTACTTTCCATCGGGTGCCCATCAGAGCTCCTCGTAGTCTTCCCAATCGGCAAGATCGACTGCCTTGGGCACGCTGTTGTTGACGCCAAGGTTGCTTGGCCGATCGGGTGTGCCGCCGCTGGCTGCACGGTTCGGGCGTTTGGCCTTTCCGGGATCGTGTACGTCGTCGATCGAGCCCTCGGTGCCGGCTGAGTCCGCTGACGCAGCGTTTGGCTGCAGGTGCCCAAGCCAGCGTTTGGGATCTCGGATGTTGCCGCCTAACAGCGACTGCGCAGCCAAATCCGGCGCTGCCGCTGCAGCGTTGCCGAGCTGCGAGGTGAGCCGAGCGCGCAGGATCTTCATCGAATTCTTAATGTCGTCCAGCGTCGCGAGCGGATTGGTCGCGCTGGCGATGGCCGCGCGCATCTCTTCGCGCTCGTTGCCGCTCGCGCCCGTGTCGATGCGGTACACGCTTTCGGCAAGACGGTTCAGGAGCTTTCGGTTGAAATCAGCTTCGGACTGGAACCGGTTGTATTCGTCATCACCAACCAACCCGGCGATGCCCCGCAACGTTTGACCTAGCGGATACTTGTCCGCACCCTCTTTGAGTTGCTCGACGCCGAGGCCAGGCGGCAGCCTCTTGTCTCGGTCTGCGGCGGCGATGACATCGTCGAGCTCGTCCACCAGCGAAGCTGTATCGATTTGCTTGGTGTGCTTGTTGCCGTACTCCGTGATCCACGTGCGAGCCTTGTCCTCTTTGCGCGCGGTAGCGGCGTCCGCGCGCGCGCCCTCGGCAGCGGCCGTACGGCGCTTGGACTCTTCTAAGCCCTCGCGCTGCAGCTTATCGGCCGCGATCTGATCGGGCGTCTGCGGTTTGGTAGGCAGCGCGCGGATCTCTTCGTCGACCTGTGCGCCGCGAACGGCGCCTGCAGCTGTTGCCAGAAGCGGCGCGTCGGTGGCGTTGGTCTCGTTTTTCGCGTGCGTTTGCGAAGCGACCTTTTCGCCCGCCGCAGCGTTGATCTCGTCCTTGTTGGCGAGCTTGTACTTCTGGTCTAGCACCGTGCGCAGCGCGCCAAGCTGCTTCGGGGAAACGCCATCCAGAAGGGCGAGATCTTCCTCCGAAACACCGTTTTTCTTGTAGAACGCGCGCGCCGCGTCCACGTCCTTTTTGGCTTGCTCTGCTGCGGTCTCGTCTTTTTTCTCCAGTCGCTCGCGGGTTTTCCCGCGCTCGCCGAGTGCGCCCTCGGTCGCTTCGACGCGTCGGAGTGCGAGCATTTGGTTTACGGGATCGGTGTGCGCGCCGCCCGTCATCAGTTTGCGCCGACCCTCTTCGAACCGCTGCTTTTCAGCATCGGCTTGTTGCAGGATGCCGGGGATGCTGCGCCCGTGGTTGAACGCGACGTCCGCGAGCAACGCCCAACCGTTGACGCCCGGGGCGCCGCGCTTGTCGTACTCTTCGAGCTGCTTACGGCGCATCTCTTCGCCGCGCAGCATGAGCGCTTCGAGCGGGTCTTGCTGCGCCGGCGGCTCGCGCTCGGTCTTGGCTTCGCTCACCGGGCTTTGCGCGGTCGGCGTGGTGGGCGAGCTCGCCGGTGCCGCCTCTTTCATCTCGGGGCTGCGCTCAGTGCTTTCGAGGCTCTTGGCGGGCTCGGCTTGCGCCGCGAGCGCTTCGGCCGCGCGGAACTTCCGCTCATCTTCGGGCGCCGGCAGCTCGTCCGGATCGCGAAGCGGCGGTTCGGGCGTGGGCGCGTTGATCTCGAGTGTGCCGAGCTCGACGGCGTGGTCGGGCGGCGAAACCTGCTCGGGTAGCGCGATGGGCGCTTCGCGATCGGGTATGGGCTCGGGCGAAGCGTTGCCGCCCGCAGCGGCGAGCGCGGAAAGCGCCGCCGTGCGCTTGCGCTCTTCCTCTTCGGGGTCAAGCGGATCTGTGCTGTAGCCGAATTCCATGAATCACCCCGGGTAGCGCGCGCGAATGGCCGCGGCGTCTTCCTCTTCGCTCGGGCGGCCGATACCGAAGCCGCCGAGAAGGCCGTTTTTGGAGCCAATGATCGGCAATCCGAAGATGCCGGTGTTGTCAGCATCGTGCTTGGCAGCGTTGCCCGCGAGCGCGGTCTCGAGCGCGGCTCTATTGGCTGCGGCGGTGCCAATTTCGACCTGGTTATTGCCGAGCATTGCGCCGGTGGTCCATTTCGAGTTGTCGATGCCGATGCCAGCCAGCAGGTTGTTCTGAGACTGGGCCGTGTTGTTGACGCCGATTTGTGCGCCCTGCACGCCGAGCCTGCGGTTGAGCTGATCGGTTTGGCCGCTGTTTTTGACGCCCTCGATGCCCATGTTGGTGCGGGCGAGCTCGGCGTCGCGCAGATAGTTGTTGTTCAAAACACTCGTGGTGCCTTGGAACTTGTTGGTCGCGTTGTTGCTGTTCTGAGCACTCGCGTTGAGCTCAAGCCCGGCCTGATTCGTGGTCCGACCCCAAAGCGCGTCGCGCTCGGCTTGCTCGAAAAGCTTATCGTTGTACGCGTCGTCGCGCATGGCGTTCGCCTGGTTGCCGTAGGCGATTTGACCGCTAAGGCGCGTGGCCTGGTTGTTCGCGCTCGCGTTGTCTGCCGCAACGCCGCGCTTGTAGGACTGATCGAAGCTCGACTGTTGTGCGGTCTCCGCGCCCTGCTCGTACATCCCGAGCGCTTGCAGTTGTCGATTGGCGTTGCCCGTGGCGAGCGCGTTGGCTTCGCTGTTGAGCTGCCCGCCGAGCTGACCCTGCAAACGCAACATGTCTTGCGAACGGGCCACGGCCTGCGCGCTGGCTGCGAGATCGCTCAGCACGCGCTGCTGCGCGATCTGCTGGCTACCGAGCGCGCCTAACGTGAGCTCGGCGCCGCCGCCTGCCATGCCGCGGCGGCGAAGGTTCGACATCTTCGCCGCGTCGAGCGCGCGCTGGTCCATCTCCCAGCCTTGACGCGCTTTTTCGTACAGGAAGTTTTCCTGGTCGGTGACCGCGGGGTTGGTCAGCGCAGACGCCTTGTCCAAGGCATCCATCGCCGCCGCATAGGCCTTGGGATCCTCTTGGCCTACGTGGACATCCTTCGAGCCTTTGCTGACGTCGTAGAGGTCGGCAAGACCTTGGTCGCGCATCGCGACGTAGCGCGGGTCGGCATAGGCTTGCGCCGCCTGGCTCTGGTAATCGAGCGCACCGTTGGCGGTGCCACCGAGCATGGAGAGCGCTTCGTTCTGCGCTCCAAGCGCGGCTTGCCGCTCCGGGCTGTCGATCGAGATCGGTGTTTTGAGGTCGTCGTAGACGCCGCGCGAAAAGGCGACGGTGGCATCGTTACGCGCGTTGAGCTCGTCGAGCGTCTTGGTGTAGTCGCCGAGCGCGCTGAGTGAGCCTTGGTTGGCGGTGTCGCGAGAAGTGCCAAGTTTTTGGGCCTCACCGCGCAGCGCGTCGATGTAAGCGGCGTTGCGTGGGTCTTGCTCATCGATCAGTCCATTGGACTTGTCGATGGCCGCCTGGTTTCTGGCAGCCGTGTCTTGGGACAGCTTCTCGAGTCGACGTAGCGCGTCATCGTTCTGCGTTGAGGCGTCTTGGACGATCTCGCGGTTTTGTTTGAGGATGCGTTGCTCGGGCGTCAGGTACGGGGTGTCGCCGCCGCTCGCGATGTACGCGCGTTGCGGCGCTTGCAACGCGCCGTTGGGGTTGGCCTTTTGCTCGGCCATACCCTTGGCGATCATCGCGTCCCGCTGCTCGGGCGTCATCGAGTTGAGCAGGTAGTCGCCGAATGTTCCGGCTTCGACCGTGCCGGTGTAGCCCGCGCTCGAGTTGTGCGTGCTCGTGGGCCCTTGAGGAGCCACAACGATGTTCGGGTTGCGGCCCGCGATGGGGACCACCACGGGCTGACCGTTGGCGTCGTTGGTTACGGTGTAACCATCGGGCACCTGGTACTGGTTGCCATTGTCGTCGTATGCAACTCCCATTTAGCCCACCACCAGCAAGCGAATGACTGCGTAGCGTTCACCAGGCGTCAGACCGCTTATCTTCACGCTCACGGCCGATCCGGAAAAACCCAGCTCCGGCACAGCGTTGACCGCCAGCCAATTACCATCCGCCTTCGCGACGAAGATCACGACCGCGCCGCTTGGCAGCCTGGTGTCAGAAAACACGAGGCCCCCGGACTCGTAGATGACGTTTTGAAACTCCACGGTGCGCATGGGGGACATGGCGCTGAGCGCGGAGTCGAGGTTGCGGATGTTTTCGCCCACCGAACGGCCCTTTACGGTCTCGTCGGCCCAAAGACGCTGGCGAATGGGTCGTTTGGCGCTCATCGTTGCCACCTGTCTGTGGTGAAGTCCACGTAGTTGACTGAGAGCGCTTCGAGCGTCACCGGCGAATCGGAGCTGTGCTCGCCGATAAACAATGTGAATGAACACATGTTCGACATGGCCGGGAAATTGCGGGTCAGTACAAAGCTCACCCGTGCAGCCTCGTTGTTCGGTTGTCCCGTAGCGGACGGCAAAAACCGCGAGGTCTGCGAGCCAAACGCAGATGTTCCGCGTAGCGTGATGACGCAGCTGTTCGAAGGTTGCGGCGTCTTGAACGAGACTTGGATGTCTTGCCAGTGTTTGACGGTGTGAGGCGCCGCGGATCCGTTGCCGAACATGGGCTGAAAGATCAGGGCTGCCTCCTCGAGGTTGTTGCTCGAGTTGGTCGGGATATAGATCTGATCTCGACCGCTGAAGATTGTGTACATCTGCTGCGATGCAGCGCTGTACACGCCCAGCGTCGGGATTTCTCGCGGACTAAACAGCGTTGGGATCAGCGTGCAGAAGGTGTCGGTCTTGGTGTTGTAGACCCATATCTGTTTGGGGTTGGACTCCCACAGACCCGTGCGGATCCAAACGTCGTCGTTGGCGCGATCGGCTTCGAGCCAGACTGTCGCGTCGTTGGCGCCGTTGGTTTGGATGCGTGTCCAAGAGCGATTGGGAAGCTTTCCCGATGTGCTTTGCGAAGACGGGTTGATGCGACCGTCTGAGATCTCGCGAACCTGACCCTCGCTGCTAATCGATACGAACCCACGATTTGTGTATGCGTATACGTATTCACGGTGAACGCACGCGGACTGCGGGTTCATGATCACGAGCGTCGGATCCACCGGATCCAGCACCCAGTCGTATCCCTGGCCCACGGCGCCGCCGTTGCCACTCAGGCGAAAGAGCCCGTCGCTGCAAAAAAACCACAAACAATCGCGCGTGGAAATAATGCGATAGATGGAGCCTTTGCCGGCGAATTCGAAGTTCGAAGGCGGGCAGTTTTCGGGCTCGTTGTTCTCGCTCCAGGCGTAGCCGTTCGGCTGTTGCGTGGGATCGATCGTGAGCACCGTCGCGGTGATGTCGGGCAACTTGGGTGAGTAATTGGTGCCGTTGGTCGCGCGCAGCGTGATGTTCGCGCTCGTACGCATGCGCATGACCAAGCCGCCCGTCGGGGAGAATGACGGGTACACGCTGGCCGTCGCGATCGCCGACTGCGGCTCCAAGGCCGTCGCGTAGAAGTCCGCGTCAGGGTTCAGCGTGCCCACAATGGTGATGTTTGAAACCAGGTCCGTTGCAGAGGTGCCCACGCCGTAGCGCGTGCCGTTGATCTCGATCACGTCTTCGGCCACCACGGTGACAGAGCCCGAATAGCTGCTGTTCGTGTTGGAGGTGATCGTGGTGCCGGTCGTTGAAAGCACTCGGCCTGTCATCACCAGCGCGCCGGTGTCGGTGCGGTAATAAAAGAGGTTTTGGCCAGCTACCACACCGTTGGTGTTTGCCAATCCAGTCACCGTGGGGTTGGCGTTGGTCGCGGTTGCAGCCAAGTACACGCGTTCGCCCACGCCATAAAACGCAATTCCAACCGGAGCGCTCGACGGGATGGAGCCCCAGAAGTACGGGCTCAGAATCGTTACGGTTGCAGGGTCAATCCGGTTGGCAAAGAAGGCGTGTCCCTTGAAGACCGCGCAAGTCTTGGCCGGCATGGGTGGAAGCGGAATGGCCGTGGCACCGTCTTTGACGGTGTTGGTAAGCAGCGCTTCGCCAAGTGCTTTTTCCGGGGTGGTGTCGCCGATTGTGGTGCCCGTGGAGCCGGGGGACACGTCTACGGTTTTGCTTAAAAACAGGTTGGATCCGCAGGCGATCGGTAAGTACTTGTTGTTGATCGCATCGTACCCGGTGCTCTGAGAGCGTGAGCGATATACGTCAAGCTTGGGCTTGTACGGAGAGCCGACGCCTCCAGCAGCCCGGTAGGAGATCTGCCATTGCATCTGGTACTGCGCGAGCGTGGTGCTGAGGTTGGCGTAGTCCCCGAGCATCGACAAAGGCGACTGCAGCTCGTACCCGTCCGCGTGAATGGAACGAAGTGCAACACCTGCCGTCAGATGGGTATTCGCTTGGAGAATGCCGCCGTCGGCGTCAGCGGTCGTGGCCGCGTTTCGGTCGACGATGGCAGGCTGCATCACGCCCGTGTACCTTGGGCCCTCCACCGCGGTCAGAGCGCCCGAGGTATCGGAAACAAAATCCACAGCAAACGAGCGGTCAGAGGCCGTGACAATCAATCGATTGCGCATGAGCAACATGCCCGTGCGCATGTCGTTCGAGACCAAGTCTGACCACGGAGACAGCGCGATGATCCCTTGCGAGACGACGCCTGTAGACTCGTTGGTCCAAACGTACTTGAGCCGCCAGTCAACGGAAGGCGGGGCAAAGGCTTGCCACAGGATCACTGTGAGCGGGCCATCGCTGAGGGCGTAGGCGCCACCGGCAACCCCAAACCCAGGAAGACCAAGCGAATACAGGCTCGACCACTTGGGAACCTGCTCGACAGCGCCGAAGGACCGGATGGCGCAGTTGGTCGCCCGCGCAAACGCCCCAGGCGGGAACTGTCCAACCTTGTTTGGCTCGCTGATGATGCCCTGGGGCTTGGCAATGAGTTGTTGGCTCATCGCAGCCTCCAGCGACGAAGCGCTGTAAGCGGAGCGCGAACTTTTCGAGGCTCTTCGCGCGTCCGGTTGCTGTAGAGCGTGTCAAAGCGCTGTAGATCTGCGGTTACGTCGCCCGCAAAATTCGCGGCCTTTTGCTGGTATCCGCGTTGGATGAGAATCTTGGTGGTGGCCACGTCCACCACGCAGCGGTGGAAGTCCTCGGGCAGCATGGGCCAATCGCTTTGGCCGTACACACGCACGTAGTCGCCCACCTGCACATCGCGAAGCGATTGTGGGCTCGTTACCGTGAGCACGGACCCGGAGACGGTGGCGATGACGTTACTGAGTGAGTGGTCAAACCATCCGGTGGTGGTGACCACGTCAACGGTGGCAGTGCCGCTGATGGCTGCCGGAACGGACAACGCCTGGTTGAACGGCATGGTGTTGACCGTGATGGTCTTGGCCACCGGATCGACCGCAGTTACGCGCCCACGATCCGTGCCGGACACGCTGTTCTGGCTAGCGAACAACCTGGGCGCACGGCGGTAATACGTAATACGTAATACGTACCCGCTATTGTCGGGCGTCGGCAAAAGCGCGAGCGTGTTGCCGCGAAGCACGTAGGCTTTGGGCTGCCCGAGCCCCGTGTAAGCAACTTCGAACAGGTCGGAGTGACCTTCGTCCACCTTCTCCAGGCGGGCGAAGTTGATCGCTTCGAGGTTGGCCGTTGTGGTGGCGGTTCCGTACCCTATCTCCACCTTGCCAAGCACGGTGACCTGTTGACCAAGCCGATAGGACGGCGTTCCAGAGACAACCGGCTCGTAGTAGCGCTGCTGCCAGGTGCCGTTGCGAAAGCCGATGATCGTGTCTTCAAACTTGGTGGTCAAAGCATCCGAGAGCTCGCGCAGAAGCACCGCGTCGGGGTAGTCCGGCGCGTTGTCCTCGATGAGGCAGTTGAGCCTCAGCTGCGCGAGCATTTCGGTGGTGTTCACAGCTTAGTACCCCGCGTCTCCCCACGGATCGCGATCCCATGGATCGAGCTGGGCCTTGCCCATGACGTTACCCGCGCCGAAGCCGCCCTCGCCGGGGTTTCTGGAAAGCTCATGCGCGTACTTGTCACCGTACTTCTCGGGGTCTTTGTCTTCGCCCGTGGAGCTCAGGTAAGCCTGCAGGAGCGCTCCGATCTGATTGTTGCGCGAGGCGTCGGCCTGTGTTTTGAGCGCGCTCAGCCTGTTTTCAGACTCGGCTTGCATCTGGCCGTAGGGCTGCCCGCCCATGCGCGAGGCATAGGCCCGCATGATGCGGTTGGGCGCATCGCGCGCCTCCTGGGCCACCTGCTGCCGGTAGGCGGAGCGCTGGTTTGCGTCGTTCGCGGCAGCGGTGAGAAGCGCGATGATAGGAAAGGCCATCAGAAATACCCTCTCAGCCCGAGCTTGCCGGGAAGTGCGGACAGGTTGGTTTTGACGACGTTCGAACCTTCGTTGGCGATCTTCGTCGCGTTCTTGTTTTGCAGCGCGAGGTTGTTGTAGATGCCCGACTGCACGCTTGGGCTGTTCATGCCGTAGCCCGCGTTGCTCGAGTTCATCTTGTTGATTTGCTGCGCGGCGCCGAGGTTCGTCATGCCGTAGCCGCTGCCAGCGACCGCGTTGTTCTTTGTCGCCATCTTATTGATCGCGGCGGCGGTCGTCGGCGAGCTCTGGCCGTAGCCCTGCCCCGCCACAGTCGTGTTGGCCTTAGGCGGAGTCGATGATGTCTTGGCGCCGCCGCCGCTGGCTGCGGGCATGCTCCAACCACCGAGCGAGCCCGAGCTAAAGCCGCTCGGCATGGAGAATCCGCCGAGGCCTCCCTTGGAGCCTCCGCCCAACGAAGATCCGAGCGATGCGAGCGAACCGAGGTTGAAGCCGCTTCCGCCCCCGCCCATGCCGCCGAACACCGAGCTCAGACCGCCGAGCATGGAGCCGAGGTCGAAGCCTCCACCGCCTCCAAAACCGCCGCCAGAGCCAGAGCCAGAGCCAGAGCCAGAGCCGGATGAGCCGCTGCCAGCTCCGCCGTTGTAGGTAGCGTCTGCGGCTGGGCCGCCCTTGTAGAGTTTGGACTCTTCGAATTTGCGCTTGTCGGACTCTTCTTTGGCGAGCTTGTCCGCTTCTTCGCGCGTGTAGATCTCGCCCTCGGAGTCGTAGAGGCCGCCGGTTCCTTGCGCAGCGGTCTTGGCGGATTCCGTCGCCTGTTTCTTGGACACGTCCTCCGAGGGGTGCGCTTGCGCGTAGGCGTACTTCTTCGCGTCTTGGATGGACTTGACGCGATCGCCGTCCAAGTTGTCGCCGGCGCTCATCTGATCGCTGAGCTCGTTGGTGGTGTAGCCGCCTGCGTAGTAGCGTTGCGGGTTCGGCTTTTCGGGACGTTGGTCCACGGGCGGCGCGGAGGGCGCGGGTGTCGACGGATAGGAGCCGCCGCTGCCCACCCCTCCGAGCATGGAGCCAAGCGCGCTGCCGATGCCAGACATCGAACCGAGCCCGCCCATGCCTCCGCCGCCGAGCGCGCTGCCCAGACCGCTGGACCCGCTGCCGATGGCTGCGGGAGAGTTTTTGCTGACGTACGTGCCGCCGCCCCACAGCGGGATGGAGCTCGTGTCAACGCCCATGTTCTCGTAGTTCGAGCGGACCCAGTCGGGCATGCCGCTCATCCACGCCGTGCCCGTGCCTGCGCCTGTGGTTTGCGCGGTCGGATTCACTGAGGGCATGTAGCTTGCCCCGAACTGCATCATGTTGAGCTTGGACTTGTCGCCAGCGCCTAACAACGAAGAGCCGGGAAACAGGGATTGAAAGTTGCCGCTGTGAAGGTCCTGAAGCTGCGTGGGCGTGTACGTGGTCTGGGCAACAGGCTTGGTCGCGGCGACGTTTTTCTTCGCCATCGCGTTGATCGCCGCCACAGCGGCTGGATCTGTCATGCCGTAGCCAGCCACGTTCAGTAACCCTTCGCGTTCTTGCCGATCTCCTCAGCCTTTTTCTTTGCTGCGTCGCGCGCGCCCTGGTCTTTGTTGACGTAGTTGCCGCGCGCGGCCCCGCCGCCGCCAGCTGCAGGATTGGGCTCGCCCGCCGCGATGCCGTTCGGCACCGTGCCACCCATGGCTCCCGGGCCGCCGCCGGGTGCACCCCAAGGCATGTGCGCCGCGAAGCCTTGCGGCATCTGGAAGTGCTGCGGCATGGCCCAGCCTCCGCCCGCCGTGCCGCCCGGACGCGGCTGCATGCCCATCATGCCCGGCAGCTGGCCGAGTCGACTGACGAGCCCGTCGCGAAAGTCCATGCGCGCGTTGCGCAGACCGTCGTGGACCTGTCCGCCAGCGTTTTGCACGCGCGACCAAAAATCTTGCAGGCTGGGCATGCCGCCGCCAGCTGCGCCGCCCATCACGGGCATGCGGCCGTTCGGCAAGGTTGGCATTTGCGGAGCCTGGCCCGCGCCACCCATGATGCCGCCGGGTTGAAACCCGCCCATCATCGCTCTTGGATCCCAAGTCATCGTGAGCCTCCGCGAAGAATCCGCTCGAGCGCGGCGCGATCGTAAAAGTTGTCCATGACAGCCTGTGTAGGCACCTGCCCGTCCGGAGACGTTGTGTATGCGTCACCGCGGTACCGCGGTGGTTCGGGTGCAGGGCTTACGTCCCATCGCTGCCGATACTCGCCAGCGGGAACTTGCTGCGCCCGAGCAGCGTCGAGCGATGTTTGCTCTGACGCGGGCTGCTGTCCGTATTGGACCAGCATCGCCCTGAGCATCTGCATCTCTTCTTCCGGCGTCATAAACCACCTTGGAAAACCCACTGGGGGTACGCGAGCGGAGCAGTTCGACCGCGCACCCCCAGCAAGAGCGTTGATTACGACGCGAGCGCGACGCCGCCGTTGGCGGTGTTGTTCGCGATGCCGGTGATCAAGAAGTTGCGATACGGCATCTCAAAAACCGGCGCTTGATTGCTGAAGATTTTCATCTGCGCGCCTGCGTTTCCCGTCAAATGCGTGAAGAACGCCTCGGCGCCGCCGCCGATCGGGCGCATGGTCAAGTCGGTCGATCCCACACGACGGAAGTTGTCGTTGGAGATGAACATCGCCTGACCCTGCTTCGCGTACTGATACACGACGACTTCGACCTGACCGGCCGCCGTCTCGTAGATCAACTGCGATGCGCCCTGACGCTTCACCTTGTCGGTGTTCGCCGTGTAGCGCTGCAGCGCGTTCGCCTCTTCAGCGAGGTCCGCGAAAGTCGGAGCACAAACGAAGAGCTTGCCTCCGTTTTTCACGCCGTTGATGCTGACGGCGGCAGACATGGCCATGATCTTCGCGCGCGACATGGCGCCGCCCGCGGAGAACGTCATGCAGCGCCACGGCGCCACGCTCGCGGCGTTGATGCCGAAGATCGAGCCCGTGTTGTTGTAGATGGCTTCGAGGCCGAAGCACGACTTGGTGCGCCACCCCAAGGGCACAATCTTGTCGTTGGCGGCGACCGTGTTCGCGCTCGCAGCCTTGGTGAGCTGCAGACGCGTTTGCGTGGTGCTCGGACGAGCGTCCACGTTGACGTTGGTCTCGCGCAGAGTCGTTCCATCCGTTTGATAGATGTCGACTTTCATGCCGTTGGTGCCGGTGGCGATGATCCACAAGCCGGGGATCCAGCTCGCTTCCGTCAGGTACACGACCTGGGTCGCACCGAGGTTCGCGCCACTGACCGAGCCGCCGACGACGCCGATGTTCGACGCGACTGCGGTCGAAGTGCCCGGACCGTAGGCCAGGGCGAGCTCGCGGTACATCGCTGCACCTTGCAGCATCGCTTGCACCGTTTGGTCGAGCGCGGTCTTGTACGCAGGACCCTGGTTGCCGTTGCCGGTGCCGTTCAAGCTCTTGTAGATCGTGTCGTACGACACGACCGACTGCAGCAAGATGGTCGCGCCGTCGAGGTTGGCGTTCAGAACCGTGCTGTCCACAGCGGGATTCAGCAAGAAAGCACTGCCGTCCACGTTCGCCGTTTGACCGAGCTCGAGGCCGGTCAAGACGGGGAAGTTGTAGCCGAGACCGGGACGGTTCTCGGAAGGGATGAAATCGCCGAAATCAGCGAGGGTGTGCTCGTCTGGAAGCGGATCGATCCAGCGCCCGTAGCGCTGTTTGAACATGCCGTTAACACTGGGGACTGATGCCATAACACGACTCCAAAACGTTGAGGGTTTGAGCCCTTTCGTTCGGGGTGCCGTGCGTCGTGCGTCTTGCCTGCTTGCCGCTTATGGCTGCGGAGTCGTACTCGGAGCGGGCCGGTGGTTTTCCGTCGCCGCGCTCGTTTCGGTTGCTGCGCTACATGTCCACAGAGGTGCAGTGACTACAGAGCAGGGTTCCTAGCGAAGGATGATTTTCAACTCCGGATGTTTGCCAGGCGGCGTGCCTTCGGGGGTGAACCAAGCCCATGGAAAAAACTTGGTGATGCCCCTAGGGCACAACCGCTGACGCCTACGCTCCGGGATGTGTTCGTAGGCCGCGTGGGAGCGAGGCTGGTGTGACTCGGTCGATCACGCTTGACATATTCTTTGCTTGAGGAATTTGTCACAGTCAAGCAAAAGTGGCGCAGCTTACAAAGCACTTACGTAGAGTGTGAATAAGCTGAATTAGCCGCCGTTTTTACAACCTTCCGCGGACGCCGCGATCGAACTCGCCGATGCGCGCACGTGTGGGTCGGTTGCCGTTGGTGATGGGTTGTGTGGGGCCCGCACCCGTGGACACGGGCGGCAGCTCTTGGCGGCGCTGCGCGGCTTGTGCCCGTTGTGCTGCGGCCCATTGGCCGCCTTGTGGGACACCGGCGGGAACGCGCGGTTGTGAGGACTGTGCCGCTGGCAGCGGCGGGTCTTGCGGGCGCACGTAGCCCGAGCGCTGCAAATGGGCTTCGACGGACTCCATGGCGGCGACCATGACATCCTCGATGAACTCGCTAGTCAGATCGCGTCCAGCGATCGTGGGCAACCGCGCGTTGAAGTGCCGCTCGAACTCTTGCTGTGCGATGGGCGTGTTGACGAAGCCCACCTTTTGCGCGGCTTTGGGTCCGAGGTACTTCAGCTGCTGCAGGTAGATCTCCTGCACCTGTTCGTTGCTCGGTCCCTGCGGCTGCTGCTGCGGCTGCTGCGACTGTTGGTTCTGCGCGCGCAGACTTCGGAGCTCGATCTCCATGCGCTTACGCTCGGCGCGCTCGGCCCGCAACGTCTGATGGATCTGACGTTGTTCGGGCGTCATGCGGCGTTCAGCATCAAGCTGGGTGCCGTAGATGATCGCGGCTTCGGAGAAGCCTTTGAACTTCCCCAAAAACACCATGGCGTCGAGGAAGCTCTCGCCGCGGTCCATGTCGGTCAGAAGCTTTTGCAAGCCCGCTTCGCGCTGCTGCAGCGTCTGCTCGTACGCGTACATCTCGCGCAGTTTGTTCGAGTAGTCTTCGTTGCGTTGGTAGCCCTTGAATGCTTCCGAAACGGGGATGCGGTAGCGCTGACCGTTGACGGTCGCGACCCCGAACTTGCTCATGAAGGGTTCGGGGAGGTCGTCGCTTTCGATCCACTGCTGGCGCTCGTTGAGCCAGGCGCGGATCTCTTCCGCGTTGATGGTCTGCGCTTGCAGCGGCTGCTCTTCGCCCTCGGGCGGCAGCGGCGCAAGCGGGTCGGGCTCATCGCTGAGCGCGAGCGCTTGGGACTGTGCATCGAGCCCGTTGTCGAGCGGGGAAAAGGGGTCGTTCGGGTTTTGCGGCCGATCGATGACCTGCGCGTTCTGAAGCGCGATTTGCTGCCCCGGAATGCCGTCTGCGCCCGGCGTGACGGGCGATTGCGACATCTGGGGCATGCCCTGCGCGGAAAAGCCGCTGAAGTCGCCTACGCGCGCGCGCTGCGATGCGGGCGCCGGCTGCGCGTATCCCTGGTTACCTTGACCGGTGAAGCCACCTTGCCCGGTGCCTCCGCCGCCTTGATTGGGCGCCGATGCGCCGCCTACTGCTCCCTCATTCATACCGCTGCTCTCTTCTCTTCCCGGAGTTGAAAGCTCATCACTGGCCGCTCATCGGCGGCGGTTGGCTTGGTTCGGGCAACGGCGTTCCGTTGGCCGCGACTTGACCCTGGACATCGCCACTGTCCTGCAGGCTTGCTTGGTCGCTCTGCATGCCCTGCGCGCTCATGCCGCCATCGGGCGGCGCTTGGCCTGGTACCTGGGCGCCGCCCGGAGCGGCACCGCCTCCGCCTTGCGCGAGGTTGAGACCCGTGCCCGGCGGTGTGATGCCCTGGAACTGGCCGCTTGCCAGCATGAGCTCGAACGTCATGTTGCCGCGTGGCGCCATGGGGTTCGGCATGATGGGCGGCGGAGCCGGGATCTTCTGGAACTGCGCGACGAGCGGGTTCAGCTGCAAGTACGCTTCGGTGTGCTTTTGCAAATGCAGACGGATCCGCATAACGGCTTCCATGTCTGGGTTCTCGGAAGCCATCAGCTGCTCCAACATCGCGTTGTGCAGTGGCCAGTGCCGGAACGGGTCGTCGCCGGGCAGCACTGCGACAGGCGCTTCGCCGGTTACCAGGAGCTCGTTTTCCTTGCGGATGAGCATCTCGGCCGAGCTCTCGGTCTTGAGCCAGCGCGTGCTGTTGCCGGTCGTCACCATCTCGTAGGCCGCGGCGCGGTCCTCGGGCGGTAAGTTGCGAAGCGCTGTCACGATCTGCAGTCGGCCCGCGGTCGATTGCATGAGCGGGCTGATCTGCTCGATGTCGACACGTTGCACGCCTGACAGATCTTCTTTGGTGAACTCGGCGACGTAGCTACGCTGCTCGACGCCGGCGATGTCGACCAGAAACGGCGTCTCGCCGTAGCGCGTGATGAGGTCGAGCAAGATGGTTGCGCCGTCGATGCGAAATTTCCTCGCGGCGTCTTGGCGAAAGCTCTGGTAGCGAATGGCTATCGAATCGAGGAGCGCGTTCATCTCCCCCGACCGGACGTTCGGATCTGGATCACCGCGCGAGGCAGCGTTTTGCCCGGACACTGTATCCAGCATCTTGTGCAGATAGCTTTTGAGATCCGGGAGCGTGTTAGGTACAGCCGCCAGTTGCACTGCCTTTGGCATCTGAGCACCAGGCGGCACATAAAAAGCAGTGCCTTGAGCGAGAGCATCGAGCGTGACCTCCGTGCCCTTCTCTATCGCGACGCTTTGTCTTCCAAAGGTCGCGTAGTTCTGCATCTCGTCGCTGTTGACCTGGTTCAGCGCCTGCTGAATCGCGATCAAATCCCACGCGTCGGCGTAGCCGAACGTGCTTTCGATGAACTTGCCCGACTGCATCACCGCAATAGGCAAGCCGCGTTTGCGCGGGCACGGTCCATCCCAAAGGATCACATCGCCGGCCATCATCACGTAGCGGCCTTCCGGCACCGCGGCACATCGCCGGTGATAGAAGTGCTTGACCGTGATCTGGTCTTTGCTCGTGTAGTAGAGCTCTTCGAGCCGAAAAAGCGTGCCGAAGTCGTAGCGGTCGTAGTCGGTCTTGACCGCGAGCAGCTGGTCTTTGTATTGCGGGAAGTTGGCGATCAGGTTCCAGCGGT